GTGAAAGCGACCAATCGCCTACTGGCTGATTTCGAAAAGCACACTCGCTTGGGGCCTACGTTCGCCGCCGAGCTGCTCGGTGTCGCCTATTCGACGTACAACCAGTACCGCAATTTCAGTCGAGCTACCCCAAAGTACCTCCAGCGCCATATCCAGGCCGTCCAGCTACTGCCGGAGTCGGCTCTCCAATCTTTGATAAAGGAGCATGTGCGCGATGGCTGGCAGGCCAGATAGCAAGGTCATGGACGAGGGGACAAAAGAGATCCTCTTTGAGGGAGCGAGCATTTCGCAGCTCGGACGGCTCTTTGGCATGGACAACCGGACGGTGACCAGCAAGCTCGCCACCAACGTACAACCAGTGGGGCGCCGCGCTGGCCACTCAATCTATGCAGTCAAGGATGCGGCGCCGTACCTCGTTGAGCAGAACCTCGACCTCAGCGACCTGGAGAAGATCGCCGCGTATGTGCAGCGGCTGGACCCTTCCCGCTTGCCGCGTCAGCTGACCAAAGATTTCTGGCAAGCGATGTTGAACAAGCAGAAGTTCGAAGAACAGGCCGGTGATCTATGGCGCACCGCGAAGGTCGTTGAAGTCTATGCGGACTTGGTGAAAGCCATCCGTACACCCCTGATCCTGGCGGGTGACACCGTCAACAACCAGACCGAGTTGAGCCCGCGGCAGCGGCAGATCCTCAACGAGGTCATTGATGACCTATTGGAGATGCTGCATGAGGCAGTCGTTAAACAGTTCGGCGAAGATGAACAGCCGCCGGAGGCGGACGACGACCTATAGACGGGTCGAGGACATCGCTCTTGGCGTCGCAGCCATGTTCAATCCGCCCGAGCGCCTGTCCGTCGCTGAAGCGGCTGCGAAGTACCGCTACCTGAATAACCCCGGCTCGTTCCGAGGTTACTGGCGCAACGATAAAGCTCCATACCTAGTTGAACCGATGAACGAGCTTGATTCTCGGTTCTTCGAAGGGGTGATTTTCGTAGGGCCTGCGCAGTCAGGGAAAACTGACGCCTTGATTTTGAACTGGGTATTGCACTCAGCGAAGTGCGACCCAATGGACATGATCCTCTATAACCCGTCGACAGCTGCGGCGCGGGACTTCTCGATGCGGCGTATCGACCGCTTGCACCGGCATAGCCCGGTAATGGAGGAGCTGCTGCTGAAGAAGCGGGACGCCGATAATACGTTCGACAAGCACTACGTCAACGGCATGATGCTGACGATGTCGTGGCCCTCCGTGGTCGAGTTTGCAGGCAAGCCCGTCCCACGCGTGGGGTTAACAGACTTCGACCGGATGGACATGGACATCGAAGGTGATGGTAATCCGTATGATCTGGCAGCGAAGCGAACGACCACGTACGGGAGTTACCGCATGGCGCTGGCGGAGTCATCGCCGTCGAAGCCTCTACTGAATCCGCGGTGGATCCGCACCAGCCCTCATGAAGCGCCTCCCGCCGATGGCATACTCGCTCTTTACAACCGTGGGGACCGGAGACGTTGGTATTGGCCGTGCCCACACTGCAACGGCTACTTCGAGGGCGCCTTCGAGCTACTTGAGTGGGACGGGAAAAATCGTCAGGGCCAGAAGCTAGACCCAATTAGCGCGTCAGAATCGGTGTTCATGCGTTGCTCCCACTGCGGGCATCCGATTCGCCCGGACTGGCGCCACGAGATGCAGCAGTGGGGTATGTGGCTGAAAGAAGGCGAAGGGATCGACGCGAAGGGTAGGCGCTTCGGGCAACCCCGGCGAACGAAGATCGCCAGTTTCTGGTTAAACGGAGTCGCCGCGGCGTTCACCAACTGGGCGGAACTGGTGCGTCTCTGCTTAACGGCGGAGGAGGAGTACGCGAGTACAGGGAGCGAGGAGGCGCTGAAGAAGTTCTACAACACCGATTTGGGTGTCCCGTACATGCCGAAGGCTGTTGATTCAGAACGTCTCCCTGAGCATCTCCATGCTCGCGCCGAAGAGCTGGGCGAGAAGGTTGTCCCGCTCGGTACGCGCTTCCTAGTTGCCAACGTGGACGTGCAGAAAAACATGTTTGTGGTCCAGGTTCACGGCATTGCTCCTGGGACCCCCTTCGACATGTGCCTGGTCGACCGCTTCCAAATCCGGAAGTCGAAGCGCCTGGACGACGCTGGGGACCATCTCTGGGTGAAGCCTGCTACGTATTTGGACGACTGGGACCTGTTGATCGAGGACGTTATGGACCGGAGTTACCCTCTTGCTGATGGCTCCGGTCGCCGGATGGCGATCAAGTTGACTACCTGCGACTCAGGCGGCTACTCGAAGGACAAGGGGGAGTCTGTCACGTCAATGGCCTATGACTTCTATCGCAGGCTGAAGCGCGAAAACCGCCACGGCCGGTTCCACTTGGTCAAGGGTGACCCCAGCCCCGGAGTCCCTCGGGCTCGGATATCGTTCCCGGACGCGCCGAAGAAGGACCGCCATTCGGCTGCTCGCGGCGATGTCCCTGTGCTCCTTCTGAATTCCAATGTTCTCAAGGACGCGCTGCACGCCCGTCTGGATTGCATCACGCCAGGGCATGGGATGTACCGTTTCCCGGATTGGCTCCCAGACTGGTGGTATCAGGAGATGTGCGCGGAGGACCGAACAGCGAAAGGTTGGTTGAAGCGGCCGCATACCAAGAACGAAGCGTGGGACCTCTCGTACTACTGCATCGGAGTCTGCGTCTCTTCGTTACTCCTTGTTGAGAAAATGGACTGGCAAAAACCACCAGCGTGGGCCGATGAGTGGGACAGGAACTCTCTAGTGAGTGCGCCGGAAGAGGCCCCTCGCTTTGCTCCGCAAAAAGAGACTTACGACTTCGGCAAGTTCGCGCAAGCCATGGCTTAGTTTTGTCCATGAAATCAACTGTGAGTTGTATAATCGACAAAATGTTGTAAAGTTCGCTGCATGGAGAAATCCTCTCACCCGAGGCGCAGCAAATGTCGTGTGGAACCGAACCAACCCTGCAAGACCTGGAAGAGGCCCGTCGGGCCTACCAGGCGCTCATCCAAGGCAACAAGCCTCGCGTGATCGTTGACCAGAATGGTGAGCGGGTCGAGTTCACTGCTGCAAACGCAGCGCGCCTTTATCTGTACATACAGGAGTTGGAGCGGAAGCTCTGCCCCGCTGGCGTGCGGCGCCCGAATGGACCGATGAGGTTCGTTTTCTGATGGGCAGCATCCAGCAGTCGAGTCTACTGCTCGACGCGGCACCACCTTCCCACCGAGCAATTGGCGGAGGTTTGGAGGGGGCTGATCGAACCTCTCGCGAGACCATGCTTTGGTATCCGCCTGTGCGCTCTCCGGACCAAGCGATCAATGGCGGTAAACCGCTTGCAGACGCTCGCGGGCGCGACATTGTCCAGAACGACGGATATGCCTCCGGTGCTGTCGCGCTCAATCAAGACAACATCGTTGGCGCCCAGTACCGGCTGAATGCCCAGCCGAACTACCGTGCCCTCGGCGTGAGCGAGGGGTGGGCTGAAGACTTCCAAGAGGTCGTCGAGGCGCGCTTCAACGTGCTCGCCGATTCACAGGATTGCTGGCTGGACGCATCTCGCCGCAACACGCTGACCGGGATGGTGCGTCTGGCCGTCGCGAGTTTCGTAATGACGGGCGAAGACCTGGCTTCTGCGGAGTGGATCAGGGAAGCGCGTAGGCCATGTCGCACCGCCGTGCAGCTTCTTTCTCCGGATCGCCTGTGTAACCCCGACGGCCGCTCGGACGACAAGTATCTGCGCCGGGGCGTGGCGATCAGTGAGCGGGGTCAACACAGGGGGTACTGGATCCGGAACGGATATCCCAACGACCCCTGGAATGACTCGTACACCTGGAGCTACATCCCTGCGGAGAAACCCTGGGGGCGCAAGCAGATGTTGCACATCGTCGAGCAGCGGCTGCCGGACCAAACCAGGGGCGTGGCCGACATGGTCGCTGTGCTTAAGCAGATGCGGATGACGAAGCGCTTCCAGGACGTGACGCTTCAACAGGCCGTCGTCGCAGCTACGTACGCAGCAGCCGTTGAGTCGGAGCTGCCGCCGAACATGGTCTTCGAACAACTCGGCGGTGGTTCTCTCGATTTCGGGCCTATGGCGGGATACCTGAACTCGTACATGGGAGCGCTCAGCTCCTACCTGGATGAGTCGAAAAGCATCCAGGTGGATGGAGTCAAGATGCCGCATCTGTTCCCCGGCACCAAGCTGAAGATCCAGAGCTTGGCGCAACCGGGGGGTATCGGCGATGGGTTCGAGCAGTCGCTGCTTCGCCATATCGCCGCCTGCTTGGGGCTTTCCTACGAGCAGTTCACTCGTGACTACACGAAGACGAACTACAGCTCGGCCAGGGCAAGCATGACCGAGACCTGGAAGTTCATGCAGTCCAGGAAGAAGGCGGTCGCTGACCGATTCGCCACCTTCGTTTACCTGCTCTGGCTCGAAGAGGAAATCAACGCCGGGAACATCCCGCTGCCACGCGGGAAAAAGGCGTCCTGGTTCTACGAGCCCCTGGTGAAAGACGCCTTGGGCGCTTGCAGCTGGATCGGCGCCAGCCGCGGGCAGATCGACGAGCTGAAAGAGACACAAGCGGCACTTCTCCGCATCAAGTCGGGGCTTTCTACATACGAGATCGAGGCCGCCAAGCTCGGCATGGACTGGCGTGATCTGTTCGCGCAGCGCGCTCGCGAGGAACGCCTGGCCGCTAAGTACAAGCTGGTGTTCTCGATGAACGCGCAGCAGAGCGACACGAACGAGGCTCAGCGCACCTTGGCTGATGACCCGGATAACACGAAATCGAACGACGAAGAGGACGAGGCAGCATGAGCGAACTGATCGCCCGCCAAGTGCTCGGGCGCCTGAATATGACCGAGGCGCTGGTTAGCGTCCATGGCATCCCGGAAGTGGCGGCGGATCTCCGTGCGCTCTCTCTGGCAGACGCTCGACAGGAGAACGCCAAAGCGGAGGAAAGCAAGGCCAGCCTCCTTGCAGCCTATGGCTTTGAGGAGACCGGAGCCCAAAAGCCATTCGCATTTGCAGCTGGTATCGCTGTGATACCTGTCCACGGCAGCCTCATAAACCGTTTTGGTGCGAGCTGGGGGTATGTCACTGGGTACAACTTCATTCGCTCGCAACTGAACGCAGCGTTAGCCGATGACGATGTAAAGGCTGTTGTTTTCGACTGCAACAGCTATGGCGGGGAGGCTGCAGGGTGCTTCGAGCTTGCGGATGAAATCTACGCAGCACGGGGGCGGAAGCCCCTGACAGCCGTGGTCGACTCCAACTGCTATTCGGCCTGTTACGCCATCGCGAGTGCATGCGACCGGGTTCACGTAACTCCGACAGGTGGCGCCGCGAGCATCGGCGTGGTTGCGATGCATATCAGCTTCGAACGCGCCCTGGAAAACATCGGCTTGAAAGTCGAGCTGATCTACGCCGGGGCACACAAAGTCGACGGCAATCCGTTCAGCGATTTGCCCGACAACGTGAGGGCGAACATCCAACGCGGGGTCGACAAGTCCCGCGACGACTTCGTGGCGGCGGTTGCCCGTAATCGCGGCCTCGATAAGCAGGTAGTCCGGGATACCGAGGCGGCGTGCTATCGCGCCGACGAAGCCCTGGCTATCGGCCTCATCGACGCAGTATCGACCCCTACACAGGCGGTAGCTGCGTTGCTGTCCGAGCTTTCTGGCTCAACCGACAACCAGGAGAACACCATGTCTGTACAAACCACCAAGCCGGAGGCCGAAAGCGCGGATCAGCCTGCAGTCACTCCGGTCGACGCTGCGGCCGAGCGCAAGGCTGAGCAGGAACGCTGCAAAGGGATCCTCAATTGCGAAGAGGCCAAGCGCAACCCCTCTCTCGCCAACCACCTGGCCTTCGATACCGACATGTCGGTCGAAGCTGCGCGCAAGGCGCTCAGCGCGTCTGCGCCGGCCACCGACGATTCCTCGTCCGCGGCGAACCCGTTCCAGCAGGCCATGGACAACGACAAGCACCCCAACCTCGGCGCCGGCGGTGAGGGAGACGCACCTCAGCTCTCCAAGGCTGACCGGATCCTCCAGGCCCATGGCGCCGCTTCTGGCCGCACCTACGGCGACAACAAGTAACAGGAGAAGACCATGACAGAGTTTCTCGCAGGCAGCGGTCGGATGAACTTCCCCCAGACCCCTCAGCTTTTCGCTGGGAGCTTGGAGGTAACCACCAACCGGCGCCCCGTGAAAGATGGCCTCAAGTTCGCGCAGTACGAGGTGATCGCTATCGTCGGCGACGAGATCGTCAAGTTCGACCCGGCTGGCACCGACGGCAGCGAAAAGGCCGCAGGCATTTTGCTGGACTCGGTGGATACCAGCGCGACCGGCACCACGGGCCAGGACTCCGCGTTTTATACCGGGGGTGACTTCAACCATGCAGTCCTGATCTGGCCGGCGACCGTGACCACGCTGGCGCAGCGTCGAGCGGTATTCGCCACCACCGCCACCATCGCTATTTCTTCCGTGCTCTGAGGAGGAGCCGCCATTATGGAATTTGAACTGTATGACCTGGCGACCCTGCTGCAGGTACGCCGCCGCGTCGATGACGCGCCGGTCTTCTGGCTGAACTTCTTCGGTCGGCAGATCAACTTCGAAACGCCGTACATCGACTTCGAGAACGTAAACCGGCGCTATCGCAAGCTGGCACCGTTCGTTGCACCGACCGCACAAGGGCGGGTGATCTCCAGCCAGGGGTCGCGTTTGACCCGGTACGCCCCGGCGTATGTCAAGCCGAAGTCGGTGATCGACCCGAACAAAGTGATCGCCCGTCAACCCGGCGAAGTCCCGTACCAGCCGCTCAGCAACGAGCAGCGCCGAGACGCTGTTATCGCCGAAGAGACTCGCGACCACAAGGCTCGGCTGACCAACCGCAACGAGTGGCTGGCCGCTAATGCCGTTATCTACGGATCGGTGACCATCGCCGGCGAGGACTACCCGACCAAGTTCGTCGATTTCGGCCGCGACCCTTCTCTCACCATCACGCTGACTGGCGCCGCGAAGTGGGACCAGACCACCGCAAAACCCTTAGTCGACCTGAAGGCGGCACGCCGCAAGTCTGCGGACCTCTCGGGGATCCGCATTCGCCGCTTGATCTTCGGCGAAAACGCCTGGGACCTGTTCAGCCAGCGCATGGGCTTCGACGACCCCAAGGCCGGCAATCTTCTCGACACCACGTTCCGCGGCAGTGAAACCAGCGTCTCGCGCCTGCTGGACGGCTTCGAGGGCGCCGAGTTCGCTGGCACCCTGACCGGCGTGAACGGTCAGGGGCGGTTCGAGTGCTGGGTCTACAGCGGCAGCTACGACGACGACAACGGGGTTCAGGTCCCGTATCTCGACACCAATGATGTCGTGGGTGTCGGCGACTTCGACGGGGTTCGCTGCTTCGGCGCGATCCATGACGCCCGTGTCGGGTATCGCTCGGTCGAAGTGTTCATGAAGAACTGGGAAAACCAGGACCCGAGCGTCGAGTACCTGCTGAGCCAGTCCGCGCCGCTGATGGTCCCTGGTGAACCCAACGCGACCTTCCGCATCCGCGTCGCTTAACCCAACCAGGCGGGGCGGTGGTCGCCCCGCTTCACAGGAGAAAAACATGCCGAAGCGCATCCCCCTCAGCACCATCGTCGTGTATCGCGACGGTAAACGCGTCGTGCCGGAAATCGGCAAGCCGTTCGACTTCACCCCGGAAGAAGTGGCGGATATCAACTCCCTGGAGAAGAAGCTGAAGGACCAGGGTAACCCGCAGTTGCTCTTCCGCAAGGTGATCAACGAAGACCCGGAAACCCTGGCCGCCGCGAACACTGCAGAGCAGAACCGCAGTGGTAGCGCACCCGCTGAGGGCGCCGACTACGACAGCATGACCGTGCCTCAGCTGAAGGAACTGGCCGAGGCACGCGAGATCGACCTGGGCGACGCGACCAAGAAAGTCGACATCATCGCCAAGCTCAAGGGTGCCACCGCTGGCGAAGGGGACGAGGACCTGTAATGGCCTTCTCTTTCGCAGAAGCGAAAGCGCAGCTGCGTCGAGCGGTGCATAGCACCCTCGGCGTCGCCGCGTTCTATCAGGATGACTCGATGAGTACACCTCAACCGATCCGTGTGCGGTGGCACTCGAAGATTGCCCGGTTCGGCGATCTCGAAAGCTCCGGCTGGGCAGAACGGATCGAGGGCATTGACCGAGTGATCTTTGCCGCTGTTGACGCTCGTCAACTCAACGTGCGGTATGCGGGGCGAGTGACCATTCCGGAATATGGGATCGAACTCATCCTTGACGCGATGGAACCCGCAGATGGGCCAGAGGAGGAAATCTGGTTGGTGGCTCGCCCATGATTATCAACATGGAGGGGTCGTTCGATATACCCGCCGATTACTTCGAGCGCATGCCCGAGGACGTTACGCAGGCTGCGAGGATGGCGATCAACGATGTCGCCAAGGGGCCTGCGCTACGGCGCGCCCGCGAGGAAGTGGGCGACCAGGTGAACTTCCCTGCCGGCTATCTTACCGGGGACCGCCTGGGTGTGAGCAAGCTCGCAAGGAACCACGATCTCGAAGCGGTGATCACCGGCCGTGATCGCCCCACGTCGCTCGCACGTTTCGTGCGTAACCCGAGGCCTGGGCAGCGCGGGGTCATGGTTGAGGTCCACAAAGGCAGCGCGCAGTACATGAAGAAGGCGTTCCTGCTCAGGCTCCGCTCGGGTCGAGTTATGGACGGCCAGACATTCAACATCGGCCTGGCGATACGGCTCGCGCCCGGCGAGAAGATCCACAATCGACGGGAGGCGGCCAATGTGAACTACTCATCCTTGGGTAACGGAGTGGTGCTGCTCTACGGCCCATCCGTTGATCAGGTTTTCCGGTCGGTCAGCGATGACATCGCACCGGAGGTGGGCGACATGGCCGTCGCCGAATTCTGGCGGCAGTTTGCGAGGCTGACCAATGGCTGACTTTCCTCTGCGGCTGCTCGTATTGAAGCGGCTGACCGAACACCTGGAAGGCGTCTACGGCCATGACGAGAACGGGAACCCGTACGACCTCCGTGGGCGCGTATTCCGTGGTCGCACGGTTTTCGGTGCCGACACCCCGCTGCCGGCGCTGTCGATACTTGAAGCCCCCAGACCCGACACGCCGATCTACGGCGGCGAAGAAGAGGCCCAGCACGAACGTAACTGGGCTCTCTACCTGCAGGGTTGGGTGGACGAGGACAAGGCGAACCCGACTGACCCGGCGCACTGGCTGATGGCAGCTGTCGACGAGCGCCTGGGGTTGATTGTCCGTGAAACCAAGGGCGGAGGGCGGCCGAAGCCAGTCGACCCGGTCGCTCACCATCTCGGCGGCTTGATTTCCGGCTTTCGCTACGGCCCAGGGGTCGTGCGTCCCGCCGACAATCAGGTGTCGAGCAAGGCGTACTTCTACATGCCTGTGCAAGTAGGTCTTGCCACTTATGTCGGCGAACCGTATCGTTCCGCCTAAATACAACTTTTGGTTGATAAAACAACTGGAGAGACATCATGCCGATTCAAGGCGAAAACGGGCGTAACTACGCGCTCACCCGCGGTGAGGTCTGGTTCGATAAGTTCGCACCGGGAACAACTGTCGGGACCGGGGAACGCTATTTCGGCAATACCCCGGAGATCACGTCCTCGACCGACAGCGAGAACCTGGACCACTTCGACAGTGACCACGGCGTCAACGAGAAGGACGACAGCGTCACCCTTTCCCAGAACGATACTGGGCAGATGACCACCGATAACATCGTTGTCGAGAACCTTGCGCTGTATTTCCGTGGCATCACCGAGAACCTCACCCAAACGGCGCAAACTGCTCTGACCCAGACCTTCAAGGTCAAGCGCGGTCGTCGCTACCAACTCGGCGTGAGTGAGGCCACTCCGCAAGGGTTGCGGCACCTCGACAACGTAACGCTCAAGAAGGGCGCCACCGATGTCGCGGCGGCGGGTAATTACGAGGTCGATCTCGACATGGGGGCCATCTACATCGAAGTCGACGCCACGGGCCTGGCAGACGACGACGAGGTGACCGCCACTTACGACGTCAAGGCTTACACCCAGACCGTCGTTCTGTCCGGCACGGACGAGATCGAAGGGGCGCTGCGTTACATCGGTTTCAACCCGAAAGGCGAGCAGATGGACTATTACTGGCCGAGGGTGAAACTCTCTCCCAACGGGGATTTCGCGCTGAAGTCGGGCGACGACTGGCAGACCATCCCGTACAACATCGAGTTCCTGAAAAAGGGCAACCTGCGGAAGTTGTACATCACCAACCGCGGCACGCCTGCTTGAGGATGACCCATGGCACTTTCGGACTACACACCGGAGCGCCGTGAGGTCTGTGTCAATGGGAAGCCCCTTTTCTGCGTGGAGGGGCTTTCTCTTGAGACTCTCGCGCTTCTCATCAGAACTCACATGCCTGACTTCGAGGCGGTTTTCGCCATCCTGATCAACAGCGAGCAGGCCGGCGGGGATTTCAATGGGCAGTTGCAACGCGCAGCGCTAGGGATCGCGCAACAGGCCCCTGGGCTCGCCGCGAACATCATTGCGGCCTGCAGTGGCGAGGATCTGAGCGCAGACCTGGTGAGAAGTGCCAGCCGCCTGCCGTTCACCGCCCAAGTCGAGGCGTTGACCCAGATCGGCGAACTGACCTTCCGAGAGGCTGGTGGAATAAAAAAGGCGATGGAGTCCCTGATCACTCTGCTCACGAGAATGCGGGCAGGCTTGCCGGACGAGACTCGGACTCCAGCTTCCTCCGCTATTACCAGGGAATCAGGCGCGACGTAAGCCTACTCCTTTCAGAGGGGCACGCTGATGCTCGGCGATACCCCCTCGCGGTTCTGTGGTCGGAAGCGCGGATCGTTCGGCAACGGCACAACGCCAGGGCAGTACAAGATGCCGCAGTCATGGAAGCGGTAATTGGCGCGGTTATCAGCCGAAGAAAAGGGCAGACCACCCTGAACACCCTCCTGAAACGGATCCTGAACAGTGACTGATCAAACGCGCAACGTCGAGCTTGTCATCAGGGCGAAGAACCTCAGCAAGAAGACCCTGGACGACGTTCGAAAAGAGATCGAGGCCGTCAACGCGGCTATCGATGCGCAGGTTGACGCGTCCAAGCGGGGCCAGGGATCACTGAAGGACCTGGACGCAGTCTACCGACGCCTGGAAGACGCGATGAAGTCGCTCGTCCAGCAGCAGGCGCTGATCAAGCAGTTCGAGGCGCAAAGCGCTCGACTCAAGGAGTTACAGGACCGCCTCGGCGCAGCGAGCACTCGGCTGCGGGACCACCAGGCTGCGATGGAAGCCGCCGAGAAAGTGACTGCGCGCCAGACCAGCACTCAGGTCCGGTTGACGAAAGCCGTCGAACGCGCCGAACAGGCAGTCGCGAACCAGTCCAAGCGCCTGGCTGACCTTCGTGCGCAAGGCGAGGCCGCAGGTCTCGCGATGGGGGATCTGGAGCGAGCGCAGGATCAATTACTGGCTACCGGGCGCGAGCTGGCGAATGTCAACGCCCGGCAGGCTCAAACGTCGGACCTTGTTGCCGCCAATATGGCCAACGCAGAGCGCGCAGCACGAGATCTAGCAGCAGCGCAGGCATTCGAGGCGAAGGCGGCGGTTGCAGCGCGTCAAGTAGCGGAGAGCGAGTACAGCCAATTCTGGCTTCGGGAGCTTGCAAAGCGCGAGGCGGAAGAGCGGCGCTTCCAGCAGGTGAGCGTACAAATGGCAGAGCGTGCCGCTCGTGAAAAGGCAGAGGCGGACGCGTTCCAGAGTAAAGCGGCACAGGCGGCACAGGCAAACCGTAGGCAGCAGGCTGAACGTGAATATGCGGCACTATTCGACGCCGCTGAGCAGCGACGCACGCAGGCTGCGGCTGTTGCACAGCTCAACGAGATGGCCGACAAGGCCACCGCAGCTGCACGAGGCTATACAACCCTCGGTGCAGCCGGCGAACGGTTGGTGCAGAACAATCGGGCGCTCAAGAACTCGTTGCAGCAGATCCTGGACCCGGCGGGTGCTGCTCGCTCGACTCTCGGCGGTGTGGAGGAGGAGGTCAATTCTCTCGCGTCGGCCATCGGCCGGATTGAAGGGCCTGTGCAGGACGCTCGCGGGCAACTGCGACAGCTGGCCGAAGCACAGCGTGCACTGACCACGCAGGCGTCCGGGATCGAAGCATACCAGCGACAACTGCAGTCGCTTCGCGACGCACGCGCCGCATTCTCAGATGCTCGCGGCCAAGTCCTGCAGTACGCCTCCGCCATGCGGCAGGCGGAGGCGCCCACGGCGGAGATGGAGAGCGAGCTTCGCCGGCTCCAGTCGAACCTTGCGAGCGCCTCTGGGCAGATGCAGCAACAGGTCGCCCGCACGCGACAGATGCGCTCTGAGTTACAACAAGCTGGTGTAGACACAAAGAATCTTGCCGGTGCGCAGGAACGCCTAACCCTGGCCGCCAAGACCAGTGTGCAAGCCGTCGGGCAACTATCGGCAGCAGTCAAGAAGTACGGCAACGCGGCAGAGGACGCAGCGCAGGACACCAACTTCTTCGAGTCGAACGGCAGGACAACGCTGAGCTTCTTCCAGCGCATGCGCGGTGAGCTGCTCGCCTTGGTTGCCGCGTACGGCGGTCTCCAGGGTGCCATAAACTTGGCTGATCAGTCGGTCGACGCCTTCAACACGAAGCAAGGTGTGCAGAACCAATTGGCGCTCTCGGTCGGCAACGATGCGAAAGCTATCGGAGCTGAATACGAATACATCCGGCAGCAAGCTGATCGGATCGGGATCGCGTTCGAAGGGGCCGCGAAGGGGTACGCGAAGTTCTCTGCCGCAGCTACTCTCGCCGGACGTAGCCGCCAGGAAGTGCGGTACGTTGCCGAGACGTTCATGGAGGTCGGTCGGGTTGCGAACTTGACTGCGGATGACATGAACGGGGTCTTCAAGGCTCTTGAGCAGATTTACTCGAAAGGGAAGATCCAGGCAGAAGAGCTGCGCGGGCAGTTGGGTGACCGTTTGTTTGGCGCGTTTGAACTGGCCGCCGCGGCGCTCAAAGACCAGTTTCCGCAGCTCGACAAGGCGATGAAGGATGGCTTGATCACGAGCGAGCAACTGGTCCTTATCGCCGAGAAGTACAAAGAGACCGTGGCGGGGCAACTGCCCACTGCAATGCAGTCCTTGGCTGCGAACCAAGCCAGGCTGAACAGCGCTGTCTTCGACTTCAAAGTGCTGATCGCGGAGTCGGGATTCGCCGACGAGTACGGGAAGCTCATTACCAAGCTGTCTGCGTTCTTCCGCAGCGACGACGGCAAGAAATTCGCTCAGGACCTCAGCTCGCTGTTCGGAACCGTGGTTCAGGTGCTGAGTGTGCTGCTTGACCACCTTGACGAAGTCAAGCTGGCGGTGGAGCTGGCGTTCGGGGCGAAGGCGGCACAACTTGTTGCCGGCTTGGCCACCAGTATCACCTCGCGCCTGTTGCCGGCGCTCGTTGCGTTGCAGACCGAGCTGACCGCGACGGGGTTAAAAGGTAAGGGGGCCGCTGGGGTGATCCAGGGCGCGTTCGGCGTGCTGATGGCAGCCATGGTCGGCTGGCAGATCGGCACCTATCTGAGCAACGAGTTCGCGGTGGTGCGGAAGGCCGGCGTGGTTATGGTTACCGCGTTGGACGAGTATTTCACCAAACTGAAATACAGCTTCAAGCTCCTCTGGTCGGGCTTCTCCGGATCCGCCGCCGACGCGCTGAAGCAGTCGTTTAACGATGTTGTCGAGTTCTTCCAGAAGACCCTTCGAATGTTCGAGTCCGGCTACAAGCTCGCCGGGTTGGATGATGCGGCCAAGAGTGCGGCGTCCGTCGCCGAGAAGCTCGGGAAGATCAAGCTCAACGTTGGCGGAAAGCCCGCGGAGCTGAAGAAGCAACTGGAGGAGGAGCTGGCTGTCATCCGGCAGGTCCGCGCCGAGATGCTTGCCGACATCGACAAGCCGGCGAAGGGCTCTACGACCCCAGGGGCTGCGAGCGCAACGCCACGGCCGGATATCGCGACCAGCAAAGTGGTCGGCGGTGGTGGCAAGGACAAGGAGTACGAGAAGCTCGTCAAGAAGCGGATCGCCTTGGCTGAAGAACTCACTCGTGCCCTGGAGAGCGCGGAGGCGAAGATCCAGCGCAACGAGAAGCTCTCGCTTGAACAGCGTTTGGCCGCTATCGACACCGAATACCAGAAGGTCTTCCGAAAGATCGAGCAGCTTTCGAAGCTTCCTGGCGGCGCCGACATGGCCGCCAATATGAAGACGACGCTGCAGGGCTACGTCGAGCTTCTGAAGAAGCAGGAAACGCTGAAGTATCAGAGCGAGCAGGTCGCCTCGGCTGAAAAGAGAATCAACGATCTGATCGCTCTGCGGACGCAGCTCCTCCAAAACGTGGAGGCGCAGAGAAAAGTAGGGGGCGTCACCGAGAAGGAAGCCCGCGGGCAGGTTGCGGAAATCGACGGGCAGTATGTTCCGATGATCCGCAGCCAAGTCGAAGAAACCCTGAAGTTGGTAGAGGCCAACAAGGCCGCGTACGACCCAGCGGTATACGACCTGATGGTCGCCAAGCTGAAGGCTGTCGTCCCGTCGTTGAAAGAGGTGAAAGACGAAGTCCTCTCTGTTCGTCAGGCGGAGGAGACGCTGGCCTCTATTGGTACTGATGCGTTCGACGCTTTGGCGCAGTCTCTCGCAAAGGGGGAGGGTGTCATCAAGTCTGTGCGTGACGCTTTCCTCCAGTTCGCTGCGGACTTCCTGAAGAAAATCGCTCTGATGATCGCTCAGCAGGTGATCCTCAACGCAATTCAAAGCAGCGGAGTCGGCGGTGCGCTTTCTGGTTTCGTGAACGGCGCGGTCAAGCATTCAGGCGGGCTCGTAGGGGGCACCGAGGGGCGGACCAGGAGTGCCCCGGCATCTTGGTTCGCCTCTGCCCCGCGCTATCACAGAGGGGGAATTGGAGGCCTGGCTCCGGACGAGTACCCGGCGATCCTCAAGAAGAACGAGGAAGTTCTCACCGACGACGACCCTCGCAACGTACTGAACGGTGGACTGTCTGGCGGGAAAGGGGGCTCTGTATCGGCGCCGCAAGACGTGACGGTCATCAACACCGTCGATGCGGAGTCGTTCGTCCGGCAGGCCCTGGCTACCGATTCGGGCAAGAAACTGATCATGAATGTGCTCTCGGCCAATCGGTCGGAGCTGAAGACGCTCGTAGGGAGATAACAATGGCCGTCGAGACCGGCACCGCAAACGGGAACATCGACTTGATGAACAAGCTGATGACCTTCCTATCCACCCACCCGGACCTGGTCAGCAGCGGCCAGCAGTGGGAGGTACTGCGCAACGAAGACTATCCGATCAGCTTCCCTTTCCCCGGCCGAATAGCTTTCGCTAACTACGGCAGCTCGCGCGCGACAATGCCTGACGCCTTCCCTACAGCGCTTCCGGTGCAGAACTGTAAGGCTCGCTTCCAGGGCAAGCTCAACGCTCCGAGTGCTGGAACTTATGCCTTTTCGATCATCGTGAACAAGCAGTGTCGAGTGCTGATCGATGGAGCGCTCGCCGGAGGCGTGTTCTCGCCGAATTGGTCAACCAGTAACACCCCCTTCGCTCAGACGTTCACTATCAATCTGACTGCGGGGCTGCACGACATAGTCGTGGACGCAGTGTTCAGCGACACCAGCTACTCGGGACTCAGCCTTGGATGGAAGACTCCGGGCGACAGCGCCTTCTCGATCATCCCGGCATCAGCGTTCAGCAGCATGACGGCACGGTACGGCTGGACCCAGTACTGGAATCCTTCGGCGGCAGATATGGCCGCGACCTCTGCGGATCGGGAGTATGTTCTGAAAGGTCCCGGCTTGGCTGGCCAGGATGAGATCTTCTTAGCGATCCGTACTGCCAGTTCCGCGCAGGCTGATGTCTACAACGCGATGATCACCTACACCGTAGGGTTCGAGCCGAGTGTCCTCTACAGCGCGCAGCCAGGGGTCGGTAACAGCAGCTTCATGCTGTTGTGGAACCAAGCCATCAAGTACTGGTTTGTCGCCAATGGCCGCCGGTTTATCGTGATCGCAAAGGTCTCGACGACCTACGCCAGCATGTACGGCGGGTTCATTCTCCCGTACGGCCTGCCGACCGAGATTCCGTACCCGATAGCCAGTGGGGCGAATGCTGGGGCTGATCGCCGATGGTCGGACCAGACCGAGGAGAACTCGTCGTTCTGGAACCCCGCCAGCTACAACCCCAACGATGGCGTGACCTCACTGACGATGCGGCGGCCGAACGGGACCGTCGAATCGTTCGCCAATATCCACTACTCGCCGACACCGGACGCTCGAACGTATCCGTATTACAACCGCATCGCGTTCAGGCCGTCCCCGGACAATCAGTACGCGCTGCAGCCGATAGTTCTCTACTCCGTCGCCGCGGGCAAGAACGTGTGGGGAGAGCTGCAGGGCGTGTTTCACATCTCGGGCTACAACAACGCGTCCGAAAACACAGTGCCAATCGGCGGCAAGACCTACCTGGTCGTCCAGAGCGCGTTTCGGACCACGGCTAGCGACTACGCAGCCATCCTGCTGGAGTAAACAAATGGCGTATCAGACGGGCGTAGCCAGCGGGCTCGCCGACCTCATTTCCGCGTTGCAGACCTTTTGCGCAGCCAACGGATTCACCGTTGGCCCTTCGTGGGCCTTCTCGTCCGGCAGCGATACGACGCTCACCAACTGGCAAGTGCGTTCGCTTGTGAAGAATGGCGTCTACTTCACGATGCATTACGGCGTCGGCGGAGGCTCCGCCTACAGTCGAGACGTCCTTCTCATGAACACGAGCACAGCGGTTTCGTCCAGCGGCGACCCGACCACGCAAGTGGGGGCGTGCCCAGCGAACTGCAGAACGGACATGCTCGGCGGCCCCTATGTGGGCTACCACTTCTTCAGCGATGGTTACGGCGTCAATGTGGCGGTGGAGGTTGTCACAAACGTCTTCGTGCACTTCAACTTCGGGGAGCTGCAAAAGAACGGGGCGTGGACTGGAAGCCAGTACGTAATGGGAACAGCTCTGTACACACGCAGCGGCTCCGGGCCGTACGACCTGTTCAACAGCTACAACTTTATCCCGTTCTTCAACGGAAACATCGGCGATGCTTTTAGCGATTACGGCTCTCTCGGTGGGCACATCAGGACACCTATTGGTGATCCGACCGCCTACTGTCGGCGCGCTTTCACTGGCACTACGTCATTCTGGACGCCGTTGGCTGACAACCACGGGCGGCAGCTAGTCGACTGCTCCCCGAACTCGCAGAACGGCCGGTCGGTGATTGTCCCTGCGAACGCTCTGGTAGCGTCATCTGGGCAATCAGGGCCCTTCTACCAGCTCGGCTACGTCGCAAATGCTGGCGCGATCAACATCACCAACTTGAACCCGAAGGAGGTCGTCAACACCGACTGGATGGTGTTCCCGATACAGCAGAAAAACGGCCCGAGCACCAACTACATCAACTCCCAGAACTACGGACTGGCGTACCGGAAATGAGCACACTATGGCCGTCACTGCTCTATGAAGCTCAAGGGCCACACGCGCCCAAGGCTTATGACCAGGCGCTGCCGGCGTACCTGGACGTCGAGGAGATCAGCTCGCAGCTGCAACCAGGTCCACTTGCCGGAAGTGGCGCTGTCCCCGAGATCCCTCGGCAGATCGCCGGCAGTAGATGGCGCGGTGTCAACGACACCTTCTACAACCGCCTTCTGGTCGAGCCATCGCTGCTTGAACTCGGCAATCTGCTGAGCAACCAGACTCGTACGATCAGCGTCTGGAACGGCTTCCTGGAAAACAAGACGATCTCCGCATTCCAGCGCGTGAATGACGCTGGCATAAGCGTCACCGAGCCAGTGGCGGTGCCGTACGTCCTGCGCCCCCTGGAGCAGCTCACCTACATCCTGAATGTCTCGACTGATGGTCCGGCTGTGATCGACGCACAGTACGTGTGGACTGTCGACGGTACGGATTACTCCGCCGAGGTCACGGGGCGTCGTGTTGTGGTTTTCCCTTTCGGTCCTAACTGGAGCACCCCGGTAACGGAGCCGCTGGAGTGGCTCACCAATGTCCTGCGGTCCTACGCAGGCAACGAGCAGCGCCGCTCTCTGCGCGTCGAAGCCCGACGGGAACTGAATTACAGCCTGCGGCTCACCCGGCAACAGTCTGCGCGCCTGGAGAATCTGCTGTGGGGCTGGCAGAACCGCATATATGCAATGCCGATATGGACGGACAAACCTCGCCTCACCGCGCGCGCCCAACGGGGAGACCTGGAGCTGTTGCTACCGACCGACACGTACTCGTTCTCGGCTGGCGCCCTCGCAGTGCTGTATCAGAACGCGGAGACGATGGAGGTCGTAGAGATCGACACGGTGGCGGCAGGTAGGCTCGCGCTTCGACGCCCCCTGGAAAGCGATTGGGGGGTCGACACGGCGGTGATGCCGATGGTCTTGGGGCATCTCCCTACGTCCGTCCCGCTGATGCGCTACACGAACAACACGTTGACCGGATCCATCTCGTTCGCGTGTGACCCGAACACTACGGACCCCTACACGCCGGCTGGAACTCCTCCTGTGCAGTACGAAGGCCTGGAGGTAATCACTCGGCAACCGAACTGGGTGAGCCCCCTGGATAACTCGTTCGCGTATGAGTTTCAGACTCTTGACCAGCAGGCGGGCGCTGTGTTGTGGAACCCCACCGAGGAGTTCCCCCGAATCATCAGACGGTACACATGGCTTTTGAACGGAAGGCAGCAGATCAAGGCATTCCGGCAAGCGTTGGGGCGCTGGCGCGGGCAAGCCAGGGCGCTCTATGTCCCGAGCTGGCACGAGGACTTCAAAGTCACCAGGGTCATTGGCGCATCCGACGTCGGTATCGCCGTCGAGGAAAACGAGTTCCGCAGCATGGTCGGCGTCGACCCGGCGCGGAACCGGTTGATGCTGCGCCTGGAGAACGGTCAGATGTTCTTCCGAAAGATCGTGGGTGTGTCCACTGATGGGACGTACACGCTGCTGACGATCGACGCTCCGTTCAACCAGCAGATCGAGGTCAACCAAGTTCGTGCTCTGCACCTGCTGATGCGCTGCAGACTCGCTACCGACCGCGTCGAGCTGGTTTGGCGTACCAGCCAGGTAGCGACCGTAGATACCACATTCACAACGATCCTGGAGTGAACCATGTCCATCGGAGACAACGAACTCAGCGTGCAGGACGCTCGACCCATTGAGCTTTTCGAAGTCAGCTACACCGGCAACTACTGGTACTACAACACCTCTAGCAAGGACATCGTGCTCGATGGGAGGCGCTACATCGCCGCGCCGTGCTCACACGAAGACATCATCCCTACAGTCGATGCCGAGAAGACTGGTAATACGGCGGTCTTTCCCGCGGATGCTGGGTTCGGTGAGGTCTTCCGAGTGCAACCACCCAGTGAAGTGGTTTCGATGTCGATCCGCATGCAGAACTACCTGGTCCCGAGCGAGCTGGTGACGATCTGGAAAGGGCGCATCATCAACGTCGCCTGGAACGGGGAAGGGATGCTCGAAGCGGTCGTGGAGAATGTGTTCTCCTCCCTTCAGCGACCGGGGCTGCGCCGCCGTTTCTCCATAACATGCCCCTACGCCCTGTACAGCGCGAGTTGCGGCGTGAACCGTGACGACTTCCGCGATGACACCCCAGTGCTCGCGATGGCTGGCTTGGGGCTAGTGCTACAGGCCGCCATCGGTAAGCCTGACGACTACTACGCGGGCGGGTACGTCACCTGGGAGAACAATATTCATGGGAACCAGGAGAAGCGCATGGTACGCCAGTCCGTCGGCGCCACCGGAACGCTGATCCTCGCGTCTCCACCAATCGCCTTGAGCGGCGGCCAAGTGGTGTCGGCGTACGCTGGCTGCGACCACCTGATCGCAACGTGTGACTCGAAGTTCGGCAACTCCGACAACTGCGGCGCGACACCCTACATCCCGAAAAAGAATCCGTTTGGCGGCTCGACTATTTATTGAGAGAATCAACTAATAGTTGTGGATAAAACAAAATGACCGGACTGGAATACCTATTCGTAGCCCTGGTCATGGCAGTCGTGAGCTATGCGATCACGCTGTCGATGGCCCCAAAACCAGAGAAGCCCGTTGCGGGTCAGCTCGACGTGCCTACAGCGGAAGAGGGCGGCTGCATCCCCGTTTGCTTTGGCAAGAACATCATCAAGCAGTCGAACGTGATTTGGTACGGGGCCCCATCAGTCGAACCGATCAAGACGAAAGGTGGCAAGAAATGACAGAACCTCGCCTGACTCTCGCAGACTGCCATGCGATGGAGCCTCGGTACTGCAATCAAGGTATCCGGGCAGTGCTCGGGCGCCTGGGACTGAGCTGGCCAGAGTTTCGGGACCGTGGTTTGCCCTTCAGCGCGTTCGAAGGGGTGGACGACGCAATGGTTCAAGCCGTCCTCGACAAAGCGCGTGAGCGCCTGGGGGCCCGATAATGGGAGGTCGCAGCAAGTCAGTCAATACGGGCTACCGCTATCGGATGGGCGTGCAACTCGCGCTCACCCATGGGCCTATTGATGCAGTCCACCGCTTTATCTACGGGGAGCGCGAGGCTTGGTCAGGTAATGTCACCGACAATGCGCAGATATTCGTCAATGCCCCGGAACTGCTCGGAGGTGACAAGCGCGAGGGCGGTGTATCTGGCTACGTCGACCTCATGTTCGGGGGGAAACAGCAGGGGAAGAACCCCTATCTCCAGCAGTGGATCAACGGTCCACTCCCGGCGTTTCGCGGGATCGTGACGGCTGTTTTCCGGGATTTCCTGTGGTCATCTGGCAACCCTTACTTCAAGTCCCCTTGGCTGGAGATCTCGCGGTACACGAAGGGGTGGAGCAGGGATACCCCCTGGTATCCCCAGAAAGCCAAGATCGGTGAGGACATGAACGGCGTACACATCGTGTACGAGTGCTTGACGAACCTCGAATGGGGGATGGGGTACTCGCCCGACGACATCGACGACGCATCGTTTCGCGCTGCGGCCGACAAGCTCTACGACGAGAAGTTTGGCCTGTCGCTACTCTGGATGGAGCAGACCTCGATCCTTGAGTTCGTCAAGCTCGTCCTCACCCACTTCGACGGCTCGATACGTAACGACCCGAAGACCGGTCGTTTCCAAATTCGGTTAATCCGAAACGATTACGACGTCGCCACGCTCGATAAAGAGCTGAGCCCCGCGAACGTGATCAAGCTGTCATCGTTCCAGCGCACTGCGTGGGGTGACACCGCGAATGAGGTCATCGTCAAGTACACCGACCGTGACCAGAATGAAGTGCCTGCTCCAGCGGTCCATGATTTAGCCAGTATCCAAGCTCAAGGTGCCGTCATCTCGGTCACGAGGTCCTACCCTGGCATACGTGAACCGAGCCTTGCTGTCCGCGTCGCGATGCGCGACTTGAACAACGTCTCCACCCCGCTCGCCAAGATCACGGTCATGGTCAACCGCGTCGCGTGGGACTGGGACGTGACCGATGTCTTCAAGTTCACATGGCCGAAGCTCGGCCTCAACGGGGTGCCATTCAGGATCATCAAGATCAACAAGGGCAACCTGCTCGACGGGACGATCACTATCGAGGCCCTGGAGGACATTTTCGGGCTGCCAGCTAACGCATACGTCGCGCAGCAACCGTCAGGCTGGGAGGACCCCATCAACGATCCTCTGCCAGTTGTCGCGCCGCGGGCAATCGAGGCACCGTACTGGGACGTGGTCCAGAACCTGGATCCCGCTGACATCGCCTACCTACCCGACGACTATGCGTTTGGTGAAACCCTGGCCGTAAAGCCGACTGCGGACGCGTACGACTACGACCTCCACGCGAGCGCAAACAACTCTGCGTTCACCGACGTGGGCGACGGGGACTTCACGCCGAGCGGGACGATCACTGCCGACATCCCCCTCGGTGGCGCCCCGATATCGGTGACGATCAACAACATGAACGGCGTGGATCGAGTCGGCCTGCAGAGCTACGCATACATCGACAACGAAGCGTTCATCGTCACTGCGGTCAACCCGAGTACCGGGGTGCTCGCCCTTCAGCGCGGCACCCTAGACACCGTCCCAGCTCGGCACTTAGCTGGGGCGCGCATCTACTTTGCGGACAACGGTTTCGCAGGGTACGACCAGACGCAGCGCACTATCAGCGAGCGCACCTACTACAAGGCGCTGACGCGTACCGGTAAAGGCACCTTGAAGCTCGCGCAGACCACCTCGTTCGACGTTGTGTTCTCTGGACGCGCCCAGCGACCTTACCCGCCCGGCAACTGGACGATCAACGGCGCCTACTTCCCCACTGCGATCTACGGCCCGCTAGCGTCGTCCTGGGCTCACCGAGACCGCACTCAGCAGACCGTGAGCCTGGTGCCTTTCACTACGAGCAGCATCGGACCTGAGACCGGAACGACCTACACGTTCCAGGTGTACAGCGGGTCAGTGTTGAAGCGCACTTACTCGGGTCTCACCAGTACGAGCTGGAACTACCCACTAGCCGACGACACCGCCGACGGCGTCCTGCAGGACCTAAGACTCGTTCTGCAGACCGTTCGAGGTACGGGCGCCACTTCGACGTCCTGGCAGCGGCATGACCATGTGATTGACAGACACGGCCTGGGCTTCCACCTGGGCGAAGAACTTGGAGGCGTTTCCGCATGAGTCTTACCATGGGGCCGAACACCGGCTTACTGATCAACGGCGCCCCCGGTGAGGGGCATTACAGCGAACTGATCCGCATGTTGCGCTGGGATGACTTCCTGCGCCAGCCGGTCGTCAAGGGGCGCGTCGCCACGCTGCCTACAACCGGCCAGGTCGAGGGGGACACGTACATTTTCACTGGCTCCGGCTCCAATCAGAACCGCCTAGCGCGCTGGTGGGCAACAGGTGCGACGACGCCCATTTGGGAGTACATGCCACCCAGGCTGGGCTGGCGTGTCCAGGTCGCGAACGAGACAACCCCGGCAGGCCAGGTCAAGACCTACGAGTATTCCGGCACGGCGTGGGTCGAGCTGGTGGGCGGTATGTCGGACGCGCCCAGCGACGGCAGCAACTACGCACGCAACAACGGGACGTGGGGGAAGCTGGGAACCGCTGCCGGAGCAGACCTCAACGGCATGCCGTTCCTCAATCTGATGCCCGATAGCGGGCGGTACGCAGGCAGTATCAACCCGCTAATCCTGCGATTCACTGAGGCTTTTTCCAGTACGTTCCTGACGCCATGGAATGGCGCGTCAATCGCTGACGGCGGAAAGTACATCTACGACAACACCACAAACGGCGGGACGGCTGGCAATCTGAATCAACGTGTCCAGGACTTACTGGTGGCGATGGGACGGTCCAGTGGCATCTTGGCGCGCTATGGCGTGGAGTTCTATACCGCTGTGCTGACCGCTGGCCCCAACGCAACGAACGGCTCTACGGGCGCCGACGGCACGACCCGTTACCTCCAGATGACGAACTCGTCGAGGGCGCTCTTCATCGCCAACGGCTGGTGTACTGCGGTTCTTTGGATACGCGCGGAGGCCGGATCGCTTCACTTCATGCCGGCAACGGCCCCGACGACTGACTACAAGATATGGCTGAATGGTGCGCCTGTACTGCCGGGGCAGGTGCTGACCCCGGCCGATGGATGGAAGCACGTCAGGATTTCCAAAAAGAGCGCGCAGGGCTACGACAACGGCTTCCCGTTCCTCTATATGTCGCTGGGCGCCAGTGCAGCTATGGCCTGTCCGGCATTCTTCGGCGGCCTGGTCGATCCCGGCATCCACGTCGCGCCTATTGCAACCGTCAACTCACAGAGCGCATGACAATGACGAAACGAGTTCTACTGAAAGGCGAGTTCTTCGCAGAGTGGGCCGGCTCGCTGGACGAGGCCGCCGCACTCGCTGGCGTCCCGGTCAGCGACCTGGCGTTCCATCCCGACGACCTCCTGGCCGAAGTCCAGGAGTTACGCCGCCAGGCATATCGCACCGAGTCCGACCCGCTGCGCCTGGAGGCCGAGTTTGACGCCATAGCCGCTGGCACCGAGCCGGACCTGGCGGCATGGGTCGCAGCTGTCCAGGCTATCAAGGCGCGGTATCCACTACCTGAATAGGTAGTTGTGATGGCGTTCTCGTTTTTGCCACGTTCCGAAAGTCTGATATGCGGAGTAGATAGGGCTGTTGGCATGAACGAGGTGCTTAGACGGAGGTTGCGGGCGGAGCTGCTGGAGGTGGGGCTCCTCAACCAGTGCTGCCTCGATCTGATGGAAGCAATGGAGTCCGAATTCAGCCTCTCGCAGGATCAGCAGGAATGCTTCGAACAGCTGAGCCGATTTCTGCAGGAAGGGATTGGCAAGCTGACCGCTCTGTCTGAGCGAGTGGCGGGCGGTGAGATCGTAGTTTTGGCTTAACCGGAGGGCTGACACATGGCGCTTTGCCTCGTAGTGGAGTCGCGGTTATCATCTCAACCAAATGTTGATTTAACTACAAGGAATTGCCTGATGTCAGACAACCTCCGTTCGCTGGAGTCGACGCATCACCCGAATTTGCGGCTCCCGGACGGGGCGCGCTCTGGCTTCCGGATGGATCTCACAATCAACATCCCAACCATCATCACCCTGGTCACTCTCGCGACCGGGGTGATCTCTTTCGGTGTCACGACTTACAACGACTTGAACCGAGCCGACGTCGAGCAGAAGCGGGACATCAGCATGCTCCGTACTGACGTCGACCGCATCTCGGCCGCACAGGCAAACGTCGCGGCCGAGATGCGACAGGCGACGGACAAGATACGTGAAGAGAACCGCCAGGACTTCCGCGAGGTTCGCGCCAGCCTGGACAAGCTAAATGACCGGCTGCAACCCGCTGCCAACAACGCAATGAGAGGCTGGACGAAATGACAGCAAGACTCCCGCGCAGCGTGCGGAACAACAACCCAGGCAACATCGAACACAACCCAGCGAACAAGTGGGTCGGCATTCTCACTCCGGAAAAGCGCAACGCCGACCAGCTCGCCGAGCCGCGTTTCGAGGTGTTCGAGTCCCCTGTCTACGGCTTCCGCGCCCTGGCCATGCTGATGCAGAGCTACCAGGACCGCTACGGCCTGAACACCGTCCGCAAGATCATCAACCGTTTGGCACCACCGACCGAGAATGCCACTGGGGCTTACGTGTCGGCCGTGGCGGCAGCACTCGGGGTGCGTGGTGACGACGTGATTGACGTCCACCAGTACGACTACATGCGCCCGCTGGTGCAGGCTATCGCGGAGCGCGAAACGGGCAAGGACCCGCGCACTGGCAAGCTGTATCGCTGGGACCCCGCGATGATCGACGAGGGCTTGCGGCGTGCAGGCATCTCCAGGCCGGCTCCGCAGGTGGTGAAGGTGCCAGTGACCAAGGAGACGGTCAGCGCCACTGTGGCCGGAGGTATCGGCGTTGGCCAACTGGCCGATGTGCTACCTGCTGTGTCCTCCGCGATGAGCCAGGCCGATGCTCACATCAGCTCCGGCTCATGGGTCCGCATCGCCTTCGGTGTTGCGACCATCGCCGTGGCGGCGTTCATCGCCTATTCGCAAGTTAAGAAGCATCAGGCGGGCCTGGTGTGATTTCGAGCCTGCTGTCGCGCCTGCAGAGCGCGCTGCTCACCGCTTTTGCGGTGGCGGCAGTTCTGTTCGGCGCCTACGCCCTCGGCGGGCGAGCGGCCCGCCGGGCTGTCGAACAAAAGGCCTCTCGCCGGCAGGTCGAGGCCGCGGAGGATCGTCGTGATGTGGATGTGCAGATTGACCGTATGCCTGATGGCGAGTCTGCTGAGCGGCTGCGGGACGACTGGTCCCGAGACTGACCTCGGCTGCACATGGGCTCGACCGATTTACGTGAGTCGAGCTGATAGCCTCACGAAGGGCACCGCTGACCAGATCCTCGCCCACAACGAGGCAGGCGCGAAGCGCTGCGGCTGGAAGCGGACGGGTAAGTAGTTCATCCGGCGGCTTTCGCGACGAGGTCGATGGCCAGCTCGCGGAGAACGTCCCTGTCTTTCGCGCATTTGGTCTCTGCGTATCTATCCGCTTGCTGCAGCACCGCCCCTACGTCCAGGTCGAACATTGGGCTGAGCAGGGGAGGAGAGGCGCGCTCCAGGAGTAAGGCTATCGCCCTGTTGCGATCACACATGTGAATACCCAGCCAGTTGTACTTGAACGCCTCCGATATGTACTGGATGCCGGCGATCTCGTGGCGTTCGGGCGGGCGGTATTGATTGTTGGGCATGGGAGACCCCGGTAAGGTGGGGTCGTCTATTTTCCTGAATACTGGTTATTCGTACAGCCTTTGCCGACAGGCGGAGGATGACCTCAGCGCCCGCCTCCCCGGTAATCAAGAACTTGGTTGAGCTGCTCGTGCAGTCGGACCACTTCCAGATGCATCTGCTGCAGCTTGGAGGCCACTTCGTCGCTCGTAGCACCCCGGCTCACCTCCTTCGTGCTGAACACGTCCTTCACGCGACGATAGGCGTCTTTGGGCGCTCGGATGGCTGCTTGGATGATCACGGTCTCGGCTGCTGACGGGTATGCCCGCCATTCGATCTTGGGTGTCATTCGAGGTTCTCCAACATGTGTTCTACGACCGCGAGTGGGTCGCGGCTTGAGGCGATCAGGGGGAGGGCGCCGTGCTGCGCCCGCGGCATGCGCTTGAGGCACTTCTTGACGGTGGCTCGCACCCTCGCCGGGTCACGGTGTATCCGCGCTGCGAGGGCAATACAGAGGGCGGCATCGAGATAGGTCATCGCTTGGTCGCCAGCAGAGTGCGGATGTGTTGGAGCCAGGAGCGGCCGACCGCTGGAGTTCGCTGCTCGGTCTTCTGGCCGATGGCTGCCGCCTGGCTCGGTTTAACCAGTGTCCAGGTGCTCTCCGCGAGCTTTGGACACTGGGGTGGGTCGGGGTCGTTGACGTCCCATCCCAGGCCGCACTCGCAGAGGATCTGGTCGCTGTGCTGACGCGCTTTGCAGGTGGTCATGTGCGCTCCCCCTTCCACTGGAGGTACGCAGACAAACCGACGAGCAGCAGAACGACCATGGCAGAGGCCAGCGGCCAATGGGCGAAGCCGGGGCCGCTGGCGGCGAGGATCCCGGTATCGAGCCATGTGAACCTGCGGTCGAGGACGATACGTCGATACCAGAGGTTGGTCTCCGGATGTGGGCAGGGCCCGCGGTCTGGGCAGAGCCGACCCTTCGGCGCCAGTACGAAACTGGCCTTGTACCGCCTTGGCCCTGGCCAGTCATAGGCGGGAGCCAGGTTGTGCCGCGCTGCGATGCGCCTGATCGCTCTTCGCTCGAACCAGTTTGCCCGGATATATGCGAAGACGACGGGGCGGCTGCCCAGGCGGACGAACTGCCGGTAGATCCTCACGGCGCACCCCCGATCTTCTGCAGAGAGGCTCGCGCCACTTCGAACTCGTCGTCATCGCTCGACGGTATGTGCACCTGGCGGACAGGCAGGCCCCTGCGGCGAGCCAGTGCGACCATGTGGGCGGTCCCTCGGCCGCCGGGGAACGCTACAAGCAGCTTCGCCGGGACCCATTCGAGCATCTCGGCGTTGCGACGCGGGCCGGCAGACCGCCCGAACGTCATCCACTCGGCCGGCACAGCAAGAGCGGCGAGACCGCAGTCCCTGGCCCAGCGTGCGGAGAGTGTGTCCGCGCCAGGGGCGGCACCGTGGACAAGGACGAAGCGGCGGGTACCTGCCTTGTTGGATTTGCGGAACTCGCTGAGAACCGCATTCAAGGCGCCGTAGATCACTTCCTTGTTGGTGAAGTAACGGCCTCCCGTGACCACGACGTAATGGGGCTGGCGCGTCATGGCTTGGGCTCCTGCAGGTCTCCCCCTGGTTGCAGACCGAGGTACTCCCGCCAGGGAACTTTGACCCCATCGACGAGGAAGCCCCAGGTCTCGCGCCATTTCCAAGAAATGAACAGGGTGTAGACGCCGCCATCGCTCACCTCACAGATCGAGTGGTACTGACCAGTCTTCAGGGCTGCGGTGTCACCGGGGCGGCGCCAGATAGCCTCCGTGACTTCGATTGCCCCGATTTCACAGCCCTCAAGGGCCTCCGGGATCCGAGCGATGGCCGCCTGGTAGAGCGGATTGCTCTCGTCGACCAGGCGTTTCTCGATGTACCAGCCCTTCAGGATGATCGTGCGGGCGTCCCAGGGATGGTCATGAAGGTGCCGGTCGAGGTCTTCCCGGCGAATGTGGTGCACGCGGATCGAGAACGGGATCAGCGGTGCCCAGCGCGGCACATTGGTGACGCGGTCGTAGGGGTTGAAGACCCAGTAGCGCTCCATGTACACCGAGCCGTCAGGACTCCGCAGGTGCAGGTACGGCGTGCGCTTTGCGAACCGGATGAGGGCGTCTGCGATGCGCGGTTTGGTCAGCAGACGGGCCAGGTAGTCCCATGCAAAATCAACCATTTGTTGTATCTCCAGGCGTGATTTATCTAGTCGGAACCGGGGCCGAGAGAACCGGCATCCCAGATGTTCTTTGCGTCTGCCATGAGCCGGTGGTAGCCGCTTGGCGTGAACTGGTAGCGCTTGGGCGGCGCTTCGAGCAGCTCGCGCACGATGTTCCTCAGCCCTGGCCGACGCCCTTCGTCGACCCAACTTAAATCTGCTAAATCAAAGGTTTGTTGTATCTGAGGGCGAAGAACGCCCTCCGGGGTGATCAGTGCATCCCGGCTCATGCGGATCTCTTCACTCATAGGTCGCTCTCCTCGTAGCGCATCCAGGCGTCGTTCGCGCCGGTACGCCACATGCCGTAGTTCTGTTTGATGATGACGGCCGGCACATTCCAGTGCTGGCAGGCCTTGTCGAGATCCGCCTCACTGGCACTCCACTGGTCGCTGTTGCTGTTGGCCGTGGTCTTGATCGGGCGTTGCGGCATCAGGCGTAGGAGACCGCCGCGGAGGTCGGACACAGCTTCTTGCAAGTCGATCTGCCGGACGCTCAACTGCAGGCAGTCGGAGCCGCAGATCAGCGAGGTGAGCGGCATCGCGTGATAGACGAGCATCGCGCCGTCCGGCGTGAGGACGCCCTCGACCGCGGCGCCCAGCATCCAGGAGCGGTCGCCGTTGAAACGGAGGATCGAGGCCAGGTGCTCCAGCTCAGGCTTGAGCCTGTCGATAGTCGCGCCTACAAGCCCCTTGCGGTCTGTCGTCCAGGGCCAGGGTTTGCCATCGGCAGTGATGGCCGTGATAACCCGCCGGCCGGCGATCTCCGGCTCAACCCAGCAGGAGAACATCGACACCGCCGTGCGGCTGTAGGGGACGGCGCTCATGACTTCACCTGGCCACGGGGCCTTGTTCTCGATGAAGCTGATCTGTGGGCTGGCGAGGAAGGTCTGCAGGTTCATCCGCAGCTTCACCTTGCCGTCTTCCTCTCGCCCCTGAAGCTGTGCGCGGCACATCGGACAGTTGAACAGGCGCTGGTCATCGGGTGCGTTACCGCAGATCTGGTACTTGCAGTAGGGGCAGGGGATGCGCACCTCGCGAGGCCACTGCGGAAACGCGAACAGTTCGAGTTTCGGGCTCACAGGTGGCACCCCCACTTCCAGCTGACGAAGCTCAGGAGCAGCGGTGCGACCGCGATGATTGCCCACCCGAACAGGACGACGATGCCAATAGGGATCAGTATCCGCATCATGGTCAGGACTCCTGCTCAGGCTTCAGGTCGGCCAGTTGCTCTTCAAGATCGGCAATGCGATTTTCGAAATTTGCCAGGCGCTGCTCTAGCGTCAGCTCCGGCTCCTGTATCGCGGGTGGTAGTCCTTCGCCGTACCGACTAGCAGTCTCCGGTACATACACCGGCCGGGTGGGGGTGGGGCTTTCCGCAAAGAGGTACGGTTCCTTCCAATCGACGTTTGGGTTTGGCCAAACCCAGCAGTACCCCGAAAATTGGGCACGACGTTTAGCCTCGCGCTTGGCTATCTGCCAGTAGCTACTCATGATTAGGACTCCTCACTAGAGGCGGGCGTGGCGGCGAGCAGTTCTCGTGCAATTTTCAGCGCATGCTGTTTTCGCACGATGCAGTAGCCATGCTCGCCGCCTCGTTCCGAGTGCTCAGCGTTGTCGGCGAAAATCTGCAAAATCGTGTCGTCATCAGGCAAACCGTGCTGAACCTGTGCACCGTGGAGTTCTTCCAGCTTCTCGTCGATGCAGGTCAGGCAGACATAGCCGCCCATCCAGTCGACGCGCAGCGGGGTGTGTTTGTGCTCCCCACAACCGGCGCAATTGGTTGACTGGGTGCTGGCGTAAGTCCATCGGCTGCGTAGCTCCTTCTTCAGCTCGGTTACTTTCTCGCGTAGCTCCTGGATCTCCATTTCCATGCCGCCAGCAGCGTGGCGGGCAGCATCACCCTTGGACGCGGCGTCGCGTGCCATCGCCAGTTCTTTCTTCAGCTTCGCGTTCGCTGCCCGCAGCGTCCCGACGATACAGCTCAGCAGTTCGGATACGCTGGTGACGGACGCTTTCGGGTCATCGTTGCGCCAGCCGGCGGCTTCCAGTATGAGCACTGCGGTTTCCACCACCTCCGGCCGCTCGACCTGTGCGTCGGCCACGTCTGGCGCGCTGGTCAGTAGATCCAGCTTCGCGTAGGCCAGTCCGCGAGAGTCGTCGCTGACATAGGACAGGTCGCTGTAACCGCTCACGCTGTAGCCGATGAGCTGGGCGAACTGCATGTAGTCCTCGTCCGGGAACTGCAGCTTCGCCAGTTCCGTCATGCCGCAGCCTCGCTCGCTCGCGTAGTCGAGCAGGTGGTTGACGATCTTGTTCGCCTTGAAGCGCGCCACGCCGTGGTCGTCCTTGACCAGCGGCTGCATCGGGACGGCGGTATCCGCCAATTGCCCCCGCAGGCCGCCGATGTGGGCCTTCAGGTCCTCGGCGAACAGCAGGAGCTGAGGCCCGGTCAGTGCAACGCCAGGCGTCGTGACACCGGCCGCCTCGATACACTCGCCTAGTGCTTGACCCAGCAGATCGCGCTCGTGCTCCAATTGATCAGCCCGCGCTATCAGCTCGCTGGTGTACTTGGTGTACTCTTGGAAGAAGGTACTCATGCTTTTGTCTCCTCTGCATGGCCCAGCAGCGGGTTGCCGCCGCTCTCCAACTGGAGGGCCAGCGTACCGGCATCCTGCGCGAGGAAGTCGTGCAGCCGCTGACCAGTGGCGAGCAGGCCCTGGTAAAAGCGATTGCAGGTAGCCTCGGCCGCTTCGCTCCAGGGGATCACGGTGCAGTCGCGGGTCATGTCGTCGCCGTAGCCGCATTGGTAGAGGCGCCCGGTGTACTCGCGAGCGTAGAGCTTGCCGTTGATCCGCCAGCGGATGTCGAAATTGAAGCCGACCAGCGCGCCTTCGTAGACATCGGAGAACGACGGCAGCTTGTCGACGCGGCGCCCGTTTTCGTCTTTGGCGGCGTAGGCGGCCTTGATCACGATCACCTTCTCTTCTATGGCGGTCAGTGCCGCTTCACGGTAGGCGTTCATGATGATCTTGAACTGCGCTTCAATGCCCTCGATGCCGCGCGTGCTGGAGATGTAGTGCGTCCCCGTTTTCGGGTCCCTCTCGACCCGGATGCGGTCGTCGATGCGGTCGCCGATCCAAGTCCCCATCAGGGCGACCACGTAGTTGGGGATCGCGATCACGAGGCAGGTGTCACCCCGCGGGTCGAGGTATACGGCGCGCCGCTCTTGGCTGATGACCGGGGCGCCGGCCGTATAGTCGGAGTAGACACCGACAGTGATGTCCTTGACCTTCTTGAAAACGCTAGAGAATGCTCGGGTAGCCATTAGTTACCCCCTCTGGCGCGGGGCGCGGTGATGGCTTTCTCATAGGCGGCGAGAGCCTGCGCAGCTGCGATAGGCGCTTCGTTCAGCAACTGATAGTCCTGGATGGGTATCTTCGACACTCCGGGCATCAGCATGCCGATGACTTTTTGCAGGCCCTTCAGCGCCACTGCGAGCTGTTCTTGCCGTTCTTGCCCGTCGGCAAGCTCGTCCAACAGAGTGTCGACGCCACTACCACTGAACGGCCCCAGGGCGCCAGCGGCCGGACACCAGGTATCAGCTTCGTACCCGACCCCTTCGCTCAGGAACTCCCAACCGTTCGCAGATCTGCGTAGCCAGTGGCCGCTATCGGTCCGCATCGTTTTACTGAGTTTCATGGTTTCCCTCTCTTTTCGTATCAGGGCGGCGCTTTATGCTTCGCAAAAATCCTTACGGCCTGCCAGCCAGCGGGTGAAGTCACGCGCGGCTTTGCTGACAAGTTCAGTGCTGGTGTCGCTTTCAAACTCGACGGTGTAGAAGACACCGGTCGAAGTGAAGTCGCCGCCAATTTCGTATTTGTCCGCGATCCCTTCCACCGCTTCATCGAGCGCGCGCCTGCTGGCGCAGGTGCCAATCGCAGACGCACTTGGAATAAGGCGGCACGCGACTTTAGCCGCGTGCCTGGATTCCACTTTGAAGCCATATGCCATGGTGTTGTCCTCGGCGATGCCCCGGTTCGCCAGGGCGTTGGTTTTGATAGATTTTGCACACCTTTTTGATGTAAATACAACATAAAGTTGATTTAGTCGTAATCTAGATGCACTCGAATCGTGTGTCAACTAAATACGGCTAAATCGTTCTGCCGTTAGGCGGCGGCGAGGAGGGTTTCCAATACTCTATAGCCGGCGAGCGGCGGCACCGCGTTGCCTGCCATGTGGGTGCAAAGCTTCAGGTTGGTGGGCCTGAGCGTGTCCTTGCTGAACGACATGGCTTGCAGGGTTTCGTCGTCGGTGAGCATTCGCATGTGGTCACCATCGACAACAGCCCATCGAGCACGGGTCGTGATGGTCCCTATCGGGCGCTCAATGCTTCGGCCGGTGAGACCGGAGCCGGATCCGTAGTAGGGCATCACGAACCTGTCACCGAAGTCCTTCCGCCCATTGCGTACCCGGCGCAGCGTAGCGTCGGCGCGACCTGGCTTCTCGATCAACGTCCAGCTGCCGGAGTCGAAGTCGATGAAGGACGAAGCCGGCACATGGTCGTACTTCGGCAGCTTGAGCTGGAGAGGGGCCTTGCTGCGAGTGCAGACCAGGAAGAGCCTCACCCTGTTCTGTGGGACGCCGAGGTCTGCACAATCAACGACATGGGGTGAAACAGCATACCCGAGAGCCTTCACGGCGTACTCCCAAGCAGGGTACAGGGACCAGGTGAGGAACTCCGGCACGTTCTCGACTACCGCGCCGTCTGGTTTGTGATATTCCAGTGCGTCGATTACAGCCCAGGCTGTGCTGCGGGCGGCATCGTGCTCCGGATTCCCTTCCGGCCTACCTCGCGCCTTGGTGAAGCCGGTGCAACACGGCGACGCGAGGAGTAGGTTGTGCCAAGGGACCTTGGACCAGTTTGCCTGCTGCAGATCCTGGCAGACGTGGACCGTCTCGGGGTGGTTCGCTGCGTGCCAGTGGACGGCTGTGGGCCAGTGGTTGGCGGCCCACACCACATTCACTCCAGCAGCACGCGCCCCGGTGGTCCAGCCGCCCATGCCAGCGAAGAGGTCGACTGCAGTATCCATCTGCGCCTCCCCGTTTAAAGATCGTCGTACTCGGCCGAGAGGCGGATGTACTCAGCCTCGTCGATCTCCATGAGCGTCTGGGCTTCATCGAAATCAGGTCCACTCGGGTGACCTTTGCCCGTGCCGGGTCCGGTGCGGAACACACACTCAGACTCGGGGTGGTGCCAGTACCGCACGGAGCCCTTGAGGAACGCGCTCTTGTCGACGGTCAGCGTCTGCTTCTCGGCCTCGATCTGGGCCTTGGTGCGGCGTGTACGCACCTCGCTTTCGTCGATGCGCCACACACGGACCCCGGCCTTCTGGTAGATCTCGTCCAGCTCAACGTCGCGCGCGATCAGCGGGACGTTCACCTTCTTGCCCAGGTCGAGCAACGGGCGGACGTCCTTCTTGGTGACATCGGCGAGGAAGAAGCTATCGCCTACCCTCATGGAGAGCAGGGTCTTGACCTTCGGGTCGTTCATGTCCACGCCGCGTTTACGTCGGGTTCCGGGTTGCTCCACGTCTTGCTCCACGATGATCACTGCTGTGTTGATGTCGAAGGTCATAGGTCGTCATCCTCGGTTTGCCGGCGGGCCTGCTCGAACTCGTCATCGTCGCCGTCCTCGCCGTCGATCACGCCCTTCAGGCGCTCCTTCGAGATCTCGGGGGAGCGATAGACTTCGACGCCGTTGATGGAAATGGATCCGCCGTTCTTGACCGGTGCGATAACAGCGGCGACGTCGTTCGCCAGCTTGCTCGGCAGGTCTTCCCCCAACTGGTCAGCCAGAGTGCCGACCAAGCGCTGGATCGTCCCGACAAGGATCGCAAGGGACGCATCCAGGGTAGTGGCCGGGTCTCCATCCGAGTCCTTGCCGATCTCCCCGAGAACCAGGTCGTCGAATTTGATGCTTTTGAAAATGAGCTGGTCGCTGACCTTGAAGTACATCTGGTCCTCACCCTCCCAACTGAACGCAACCAGCAGCTCGGCGACGCGGAAGGCGTTGTTGAGGTAGGACTGAGGCTCCTCGTCATCCAGATTGACCCCCTTGAACGTGACCACGTCCTTTTCGCTGTTGACCAGCTTGGCTGCGTCCAGGCGCTTCAGGTTGTCGTACGCGTTGGAGCGCATGATCTCGGTGAGCCATGCAGAGGGCTCGACCTTGAAGGTGAGGGGGCGAACAGACAGTGAGTCCATGGCGCGCCGCAGGGCGTCCAGGGCGTCCTCCGCCTTCTTGGCGCTGCTGCTTTCGACGACCAGGAGGTTGCCGATCACCAGCATGTTGATGATGCTGTGCTTGATGAATGCCCGCGGCAGAAGCTCGGCTTCGACCTCGTCGCGGATCTGCGCCAACTCCTTGCGGTAGCACTTCCGCTGCTCGCGACTCTCGATCTTCTCGACTCTCGCGGCGACGTGTTCGCGGATGGTGGCGCCGGTCAGTTGGCGCTCATGGACATACAGGGTGAAGAGGTTGGCGCCGGACGGTGCACTCCAGACCAGCTCGTCGCTCAACCGAGGCGCCGGCAGATCGAAACCGAGTGCCCGCCACTGGCTGCCCGTGGGCTCGCGTGCCGGCAGTTCGGCCAGCAGCGCACCGAGGCCTTCCCAGTCGTTGAGCGTGGCGACATGATCGGGGTTGGTGACTCGGTAGAACATCATGTTCTTGAACATGATCTAGCCCTCCTGTGAGGCCGGTTGTGGCCGCTGGGTGAGGCGGTAGGTGAAGCCCCCGCCGACCAGTTCTTCGACGGTCACTTTCTCCCCCGGCAGCAGCTTGGCGAAGTCTTCGGGCCCGACGCTGATTTCGTCGATGCCGACCTTCTTCATCACCACGCCGATGGCGAGTACGGTCGCTTGGGTGAACTGCTCCTGCTGCCGCTGGTTCATCGCGGTCAGCGTTTCGAGCGCCATGTTGTGTTTGCGCATTGCGTGTTCCTCTGGTTAAAAATCGAGTTCGTTCAGGGCGCCGCCTCGTTGACCCTCCAGAATGGCGGCTTTGATCTTCACCTCACCGTGCACAGCGGCTAGATGGCGCAGGGCGTACCCGCCCATAACGCATAGGGAGTGTGGGGCGTGTTCTCGTGGGTCGATCTCGTCGCCGCGCTCGTCCAGGAGGCGGTAGACGGCCCTCAAACCGCTGAGGTACTCAGTGACGGCGACTCCGGTGTTGCCGTGCATCTGAGTGAGGGCGAACAGGAACCGGTCCCCGTCTAGGGGGAACCAGAACGTCTCGAACACTTCTGCGGGGGCGGGGCCTTCCGCCGAGGCAACCTGGATCGTCGTCGTCGGTCTTGGCGGCCTCGGCGGCCTCGGCGACTTTGGCCGCTTTTGCCTCGGCGCGTTTACGTTGCTCCTCCTGCACGGCTTCAACGTTCCCGTGGGCTGCGAGCAGCGCCATCAACGGTACGACGTCGATGGTGACCTGCCCTCCGTCGATGCGTCCTTCACGTAAGTCGTTGACGACGGCCTCCGCTTCGGGGCTGAGGCTGCGGCGGAACTTGGCGACATTGCCGACCAGGTCGTTCACGACGGGGCGGGGTAGGGGGCTTCCCTTCATCGTGCCAGCCGTAACTTTCTTGCTGCCCTGCTTGACCGCCTTGGCGTACTCCTTCTCGATGACTTCAACGGCGTCGCTGCCGTGCTCCTTGGCGATCTTGACCGCCTCGGTGACAGCGATCTTGCCGGTCTTGACGGCTTCCTGAACGCCGTGGTCCGCATTCGCTAAGGCGAGGTGGCGGTCAACATGGTCGCGGGGCTTGTTGAACGCTTTGGCGATCTCCGTCGCGTTCAGGCCGAACTCGACCTGAGCCCGCTTGTAGAGTCGGGCGGTCTCCACTTCCGTGAGCGCGAGATGCTCGTTGCCCGTACCGATGCGCACGAGCTTTTGCAGATCGTTGCCCTGGAACGGGATGCATTCGATGAACTCCAGGTCGTCAACTTTTTCGAGCAGCTTCGCCTTGTCCGCCGCAGCCATGTCCTCCCGGATCAGCGACCGGAGCTGCTCTTGCTTGGCCGGGATGACGCGGCCGAAGGCCTCGTGGCGGCGGTGCCCTTGGACGATCTCAATGGCCCCCGTCTTCGGGTTGACCTCGACCTCCAAGGGGGCCACTTGACCTCCACCCAGGAGGAACTTCTCCAGGGCGTTGATGCTGTGCCAGTAGCGCTCGTCCTTGTCGCGCTCGTTGTTGCCTGGGACGACCACCAGGTCGGAGTAGCGCACGCGGTAGAGGTCTCGCGACTTGATTGCTTTGTCGCGGCGGAGGCTCTTGAACGAATATGCTTTTTCTTGAGTCATGGTTGCTTTCTCAATGGTTTGTTGTTTCTGCAGACGCACCTATCCCGTGGTCAGGCGTCTTTCGTTCTCACGCAGACCTGCTGGACGAAACGCACGCCCTCCGACAGGTAGCGCTCGCGGCTGTAGGTGAAGGCGTGTTTGTTACTTCTCCGCCCCAGTACGACCATCTTCGGGCCGATCTCGATCACTGTCCTGCGGACTAATCGAGGATCTCCGCCGATGCTGACCAGCCAGGTTTCGCCGGCAACGGCTTCGTGGACGAGCGGTTTGTGAGTCATTGCCGGAGGGCGATGTACCTCCGGAAAGAGAACTCCAGGCTTGGTTGCGTCTGGCGTAGCGAAGAGACGGGCGAATTCGACCGCCGCGTCGATCACCGTTTTGGCTCTCGGGGAAGGTGCGTCTTTAGCCCAGCCTCTCCGGATGAGCAGGCCGGCTGCTCGGAGTTGCGCGAGAGCGGCCTTTTCCGAGAGAGCGGACGTGTCGTATTCAATGTGGTCGAGAAGGACCTTGAGGTGCATGTGCTTGAACTCCACGGTTGTCCCCTCAGATCTTCTTGCCGTTCGGTGCCAGGCGGGCTTCGCGGGTATGGTCCTGGCGGGTCTGGTTGAACGCCATCTTCTCGACCAGCGCTCGGCCCACGTCCAGGTTGCGGCCGCCAGCGTAGTCGGCGATGCGAATCAGCGCGTCTGCCAGCTCCACCTCGATCATCTTGCGGTGAGGAAGCTTGTCGTCCATCAGGTTCTTGCGGACCCCCTCGAAGCCCTCGATCACTTCGCTGATGATCAGGCAGAGCAGCTCGCCGTCGTTGCGCTCCTTGGGTTCGCCGGTCTCCAGGTCGCTCCACCAACCGGCGTAGCGGTTGAGGGCGTGCGACATGTCGCTGAGCCGGTTGATGGAAGTGGCGATGCTCGCCACGTACTCGGGGTCCACCAGCAAGGCGGGGTGTTCCGCGAGGCGGTCGCACGCCTCTTCGAAACTCATGGGTTCCGACTTCAGCGAGTTCCAGGCGATGCGGCAGCGCTCTTCGTGGTTCTCGGGCACCTCATAGGGCGCCAGCGCCTGGGCCGACCACTGCCGGAACACCTTGAAGCCGTCCTCGTTGCCGCGGTAGGCCGCGTAGACGGTCTGGAGGCCGAGCAGCCAGTCCTTGTAGTAGGTGCCCTGCAGATCGCAGTTACCCGCATCGACGATCCGGACGCTTAGGTCCTCCTCGTAGCTGGACCACTCGACAATCAAGCGTAGGCCTCCTCCTTTCACGTCGAGCAGGGTATTGCGAGCCGCGGCCAAGTCTTCCTTCCGTGCCGCTTCGAACAGCGTTGGAAGTGTCGACTCAACCGTTTGTTGTTTCTGCGGGCGAGCGGAAGCCCCTTGGTCGAGAAGGGTGGTAGGCGTTTCCGCAAGGGCCATTTCCGTTGAGCGCGCCCCCAAGCTGGGGAGGCCGGTTGATTTTTCGTTCATGGTTTTTCTCCAGGGGTGATCTATCATCGGAGTGTTGTTTATACTACATTTAGTTGAGTTAAACACAACAAATAAGGCCGAGGCCCTATTCGATGCGAGTCACCGTCGCGATGACCATGGTGTCGCCGTTCGGCGCTCGGAAGTCGCCCATGGCAAGGGTGTACCGAGCGTCCGGCAGGCGTTTCCTTGCGTTCCGCACCTGGCCGGTGACTGTCGACTTGAGCTGCTCTTTGGCCGCCTGGATGTCGGGCCAGGGGTGTGCGCAGTCGGGGAAGCGGACAGCGCGTGCTTCCGTCTCGCCGAGGTCCAGCTCGACGAGCCGGCTGGTGAAACTGTCAGCCTGCGGCCGGCGCTTCGGTGGTACGGCAACACCCGAGTCGACGTCGGGTAGATCCAGGTCATCGGAGGTATGGGTCGGTGTCGATTTCGCCATAGAGAGGTTTCCGGGTTCGGTCTGCGCAGTAGCGTGGAATATAAGACATACGAATCGGCTGTCAACTCCGTTTTACGCTTCTGGAGCTGAACGGTCGAAGAAAGGGCCGGGGATCCGGCGAGGTTTTTCAAGTAAGCGGAGCCGCGGGGATCCGGCTGACTTTCTGAAGTAAGCCAAGGCTTCCGCGCCGGGGAACGGGCCAGGTTTTTCAAGTAAGGACGAGCAGGAATCCGGCTAGGTTTTTCAAGTAAGAAAAATCTGTAGCGGCGGGGTCGGCGAAGTAAGGGGGGCTGGCGCAAGGAGGGGCGCGAAGCGGTACAGGCCGCCGGAGTGATAGGCCTGAACAGAGCGCGCCAGGTTGATGCCGGCGCCGGCCAGGTGGCGGGGAATAAAGAAAGGGGGAGTGGTTGGCGCTGCTGTTGACACATGGTTCATGTGCTGACATAAATGCGCCGTCGGTTTTCAACGGGCGGCATTCGACCCGCCGAACAACAAACGGTTGAGGATTCAACAAATGAAAAGCGAGAAAACTAGCTTGGCCCAACGCCTGGCCGACGAAGCCGCACGCAAGGCGGCCGAAGCGGCTAAGAACGTCGACCATACCGCCGCCGTTGCGGCCGCTTGGGACGCTTCCGGCTATACCGGTTCGCAACCGTGGTTAGTCGGCAACGGCGGTATCTACGGCGACAAGGCGTCGCTTACATTCAAAGACGCGGGCCCGGATGAACTGGCGGCCCTGATGAAACACTTCCCGGCTATCCCCCGGGTACAGTATTCGCATAGCGGCATCCGCTATTTTCATCCGGTCGGCGCTCGCGCCATCCCTGAAGGCGCCGCCGTGTCGGAATTCGACGGGTTCGAAGTCGAGATTAGCGGCGGCCGGGGATATGAAAACCTGCGCGCTAGCTGGTCCGCTATGGTCGGCGACGTGCAAACCGCTTTCCGCGTAGAGCTGCGCCGCGTTTCGTTTCTTCACCCGCGCACCAGCCGAAAGGCTGTTATGGCATTCGGGCATACTTTCATCCGATACGAAGGGCGCGCCGAACTGAACTGGCCGCGGGAGTTCCCGGGCGCCAGCGTGATGATGGAAGCCGGCATAACCGCGTTCGGCTACGCCTTGTCCGATCAATGCTCAGGCGATTTCCGCCTGCGCGGGCGGAACGTTCTGGCGCTGGCGCTGGCATGGGAAACCGAGGCGAACCGCCGGGGCGAACAAACCCGCGCCGCGTTCCTGGCCGCATTCGCGCCGGTACAGGCAATGGGCCTGCCGGGAGCCGACGACGTGGCCGCGCAGGCCGCCAAAATCCGCGACCAGTACGAACGGGAAAACCTGCGTTCCGGCACGCTGGAGCAAACCGCCGCGCTCCAGACCCCGCACGCCCTAGCCGATAAGGCGGTTGCCGAAAAACACTGGCCGGAATACGCGGCGGCCAACGGCCTGGAGACCCGGCAAGGCTATTTCGATCGTTACGCATGGGCCTGTGCGTTCCTGAGCCGTTGCGGCTTGTACGAAGTGCCGCGCGGCGAAGGTACTTACAAATACGGTCACGCTTGGCTCTAGTCTGGAGGTCGGAACATGAAAAACGCTCAAATCCACCGCTTCGGCGACCGCGTGGCGGTATCCCTGCCAGGCAAAGGCGAAACCGTATACCTGTCCGAAAAGGAGGCCCGGAAGCTGGCCCGCGTGTTGGTCGACTGCGCCCGCAATATCAAGGCCCAGCCGAAGTTCAGCGAGTCGGATTTTGTGACCGCTAGCGTAGACATCGCCGACCCTTTCCGCGGGCGCTAGGGCCCCAAAAAGTCAAAAGGAGTGACCGCAATGCCTTTCACTTTCGACGCAGCCGCCACCTTGCTTATTTACGTCTGCACGACTGCCGCCCTGGACGACTGCCAGATATACGCGGTCGCCCAAGCGGACGGCCCCCGCGCCGCTGTGACCTGTTCCCGTGAATTGACGGCAGAGGCCGACCGCTGGCGGGCCGATGGGTTTAAACACGTCGCCGCCGTATGTGTGGACCAGCAGGGGCGGGACGTGACCGACATTGACGAAGTGCAGCGATTTTAGCGCCCTCTAATCAACTTTCTGTTGAGGTAACAACAAATGGACAAAGCATTCCTTGCAATTCAGTGCAAAGCGCCAAACGGCGCGACCGGCACTTTCCTTTACCGCGATAAGAACGAAGACGGCTATGTTCTGGCTTCGCCTGTAATGGCCGATTGCGTAGCGCTCTTCGCATGGGCCAAGGCCAACGGGTGGCGGTCTTGCGAAGGGCCGTCCCCCGTTGGGAACTATGAGCGCGCGGGTGCGGTTCACGACGAAATCAAGCGACATATGGCGCTGGCTTACTTCGGGTCCGCCTACGCCGAGCAAGCCGAAGAGTGCGGCCAGCCCCTGGCCGGCGAGATCATAGACCAGTTACCGGAAGTGATCGACCCGGCGGCCCTTCACGCGGCCGATACCCTGGCCGCCAGTATGTTGCACGCTAACGACGTGAAGTCGCCGCCCTTCGACCTGGAATCGCTGTTCCTGCGCGCCGTCGAAATCGCCGCAAACAGTGATGACAAAGGCGACCGGGAACACTCGCCGGAAATGTTCGGGCACTACTGCGCCATGCAAGCTATGGGACACGGAGTCGGGCTTTCCGATGCCTTCGGGCGGCAGGTCTATGACGCCATCCGCGTCCCCTATACCGAGTTCGGGAGCTATTCCCTGGAGCGCGATTGTTTCGCACAGGAGGGGGCTTGAGCTATGGCCGCGAAAAAACTCGCCTACGTGACCGGCACAAGCCGCTGGGGTTACCAACTGAAGGTCGATCCGGAGCTTGAACGCCTGGCCGCCATGGTTGAGGCGGCGCCCCAGCTGGCGCAGGCGCTGGCCGATCTGGCCGCCGCTTCCTGGCTGGAGCCGGACCCGTGCGATTCTGAGGAACTGGCGCAGGCAAAGCGCGCTGCCCTGGCTGCCATGGCCGCTGCTACTGGGGGGAAATGATCATGCCTATTCGAGTTTCCCAGACCTACGAAATTGTCACGCCCGAAAGCGCCGAGGCCGGCGACGTGGAAGAAAGCGGCTTTGACTTCGAAAACGCGGAGTTCGGGCTTCGCGAACTGGTCGACTATATCGAAAGCAACGGGTTTACCGAGCCTAGCTGTTCGCAAGGCTGCCCGGATTGGGTCACTCAAGCGGATAGCGACTTGGACTATCAGACCGGCGCCGAAGAACGCAAATCCTTGCATCCTGGCCGTGACGACAGGTCTCGCCGCTACTGGGAAAAGGCGCTGCGTGCCGCCGGGGTGATCCAATGAAAACCGGGAGCCGTAGCGATTTAACCAACATCTGGCGTTGGAATGCGCAGGCCGGCTACTGGGCCCTTGTGCGGGATGCATACCGGGAGAATGTGGCGCGCTGGCTTGAGATTTTCCGGTCCGATGAACCTGGAGTCGTGTTCAAAGCCAGTAAAAAGCGGCCGCACAAATCGCCGGGGGTGACGCATGGCGAAGAACGATAAGTCGCCGCACCTGGCCGTGCCGCCGTGGTGGCCGTTCCTGCGCCTGGCGCTGGTACTGCTTACCCTTGGCGCCGCTATGTGGGCGTGCGGGGCGCTGTTGCTGGCGGCGCAACGGTTCGCCGCTGCAATGGTTGTCGCGGCTGCACTCGGCGTGCTGGGGGCGCTCTATCCGACCGAACTAAAGGAGGCCGAACGGAAAGACGAACAGAATTAGTTGACACATGAATCGTGTGTTTCTATATTGTGCCTGTCGGCGATTCTGCCGCACAGATACGGAGCAAAAACCATGAAAACTCAAGGCTTTTCGATCCACGCGAAAGAACCGGACGGCTGGCTTAAGGCGTGGGAAGTGCGCAAAGACGGCGAGCCGGTCGCACACTTCCGCTATCGCGACTGCGCGGAAAGCTACGTTGAAGACGCCCGCGCCATGCAAACCCCGGCGGCAAGCTATCGTTTCATTCCCGGCTTAGGCATGGTTGGCGCCGTCGTGGACGTGAAGGAAATACAGGTCCGCCCGTTCTACGGTCGCGCCATGCTGGCATGGTTGTTCGAAGAATACCGTCATTGGACCGGCCAGCCTGGCTATACCGCGTCCATGCGCGCCGAAATGCGCAACGGCCGGCAAATGGTTCGCATGGTCGCCTTCGAACGTCGGCAGGGGGAATGATCATGCTGAACAAAACCGCCCTTCGATCCACCGCCTACCTTGTCCGCGTCAAGGCTGCAATCGTCGCCGCTGTGCGCTGCGCACATGCTCCCCATCGCTCGGCGCTGGGCATTGGTCATGACGCCGTGACGGACAGGAAAGGTCGCTTTTCCCTGCGCGTGGTATGGCGCCGGGGTCACGGCCTGGAGATTTTCGACCGCCAGGACCGTGACGTCACCGATGTCGTGTTGACCGCCCTGAAGGCGTTCCACATGACGGAAACGCGGGCAAGTGCTGCCTGATGAATCAACTTTCTATTGAGGAAACAACTGTGCAGGTTCAATTTCTGTTGACGGTCTACCGACCGGACCCGAACGAAAACGCGGCAGAGGTGCGCAAGGCGCTAGCGAAAGCTGGCATTGCCGCCGCTGTTGAGCGGGTCGACTTCGACGCTTTGTTGAGTGCAGCGCAAGCGGCGGCCGCGTCGCTACGCTGGCACCGTGAGCAAGGTCATTTCGCCGGAATGGACGGCGTATATCTGGAGAATCTGGAAGCGGCGATAAAAGGCGCCGAAGGGGGCGCCCCGTGAGCCGTTCCGACCGTGAGGGCGCCGCCGTGGTCGCCGTGGTAGTGCTGGGGGCCGTCGCTGTCGCTGCTGTGCTGTTCGCCGTGGTAGGCCTCAACCTGCCGCATGTGGTCGCCGGATTCGCCCAAGGGCCGTAGTCGGTGGTCTTATTGGTCGGCTAGGTCCCGATCAAAGATAACGGCGACGCGTCCGCTAGGCATTTGAATAAGCGACGCGTCGCGTCCCGCAGAGTCTATACGCGTCACAGCAGACCGGTTCGCCAGTTTTTGACATTTTGCGTCTTGTAGGAGGGTTCGCATTTGTTGGTAGTTCTGGTCCGCGATGCTCCCCATCATCGACTGCCAGCTATCCCGGTCATAGCAAATCAAAGCGCCTGCCTGTGCCACCATTTTAGTTTTCACCGCTTCGGCAGGCTGAGCCGGGGCCCGTGCTGAATCTCGTTCCTGAGTGGCGAACAATAACGCTATCGGGACGACGACGATGGCCAGGAGGAATACCGCACGCCATGGGGAGGTTTTGGGTTGGTCCATACCGGTTTGACTTCCTTCGCATAGAGCGCTTGACACTACCCGCTAGCCGGGACTATCGTCCAGCCGTCACAGCAAAATCTGTGATCGGGATTGGCGTCCCGGACAGTTCAGGCTCGCAAGGGCCGCGCATTATCGCGGCTTTTTTGTGGGCGCAACATGGCTACGCGCTGTTATGGGCGGGGCCGTGTGTGGGGGCCTTCGGGCCCGCCGGACCTGAACCCGGTACGCCAACCCGCACGGCCCCTCCCTCCCTTGATTGGCGTCAAGCGGGAGGGCTCCAGAACTGTTCAGGAGTCCTAACCATGCATCACCCTACTGCAACCGCCCATGATCTGCGCCTTACCGTCATCGACGGCGTCCCCTATATTGCCCTGTCCGACCTGCCGCCCCACACGCTCGACCAAGTGCCGGACTCGACCCGTGGTCGCGGACGCCCCCGGAAAGCCCCACACACGCCCCCGCCTGCCGTTATCTCCCGCGAACAGTACCTAGAGCTAGCTGCCATGGTTGAAAGCGTTATGAAGCGTTGCCGGCGGCCGGACTCGGCGAACTGGTGGGCGTGGAAGTGCGTCCGCGACCTGGCGGGTGACATCCCATCGGCCGAGTTTCTGCCGCCCCACCTGTTCCCCGCCGCCTGCGCCTTGCTAGAGGATATGGCAGAGGAGGCGCAGCACCTGGCCGAACGCTACATCAGGTCGGAAACGCGGATGCTCCAGACGTTCGCCAAACGCTACAACAAAGGGAGAAGGTAGTCATGGGCGCTTATATCGCTCTGGTCGAGCTAGGGGACGGCGGCAAGCTGGTGCCGTTGATCGATGGGAACGGCCATATGCTGGCGTTCCCCACCTGTGAAGATGCCGAGCGCGCCGCCCTGGAGCGTGTGGCAAACATCCCGAATTACCCTGTGCGGGTAGTCGTGGACCTGAATAGCTGGGGTGTCAGCCACTCGCTATAATCTCAGCCCGTGTTATCCCTTCTCCGGCCCGCCATCGCGCGGGCCTCTTTTTGCCTGCGCGTTAGACCGCTTCAGCCTGGCGGGCCTTGCTTGCTGCACACGTTCACGGAGTCGCTCTAGCTCCAGGTCCTGCTCTACCACGACAGCCCATAGCTCCCGAATGGCGGCGCGGCACTCGGCCAGTTCATCCCCAAGGCGTGCCGCTTTAGTGCGTCCCATTGCCTGACTCATCACTCACCCCTGCTGAGTACTGGTTATCCATACAGTATATTCAGGACCGCACGCGTCGGCCTGTCAAGCTCCAGGGCGCAGGGATGCCGGCCGCCGTATGTGCATTGCACATGGGCGTGTTTCGGCGTGCCAGGTCGCCGCATCGCCGTGTTTCGGCGTGCCTGTTTAGCTAGAACGTTTATTTAAACCGTATATCTATCACTACCGTTCGTCGGTTTATCGGCCCGTTTACAGGCGTCGATTAACTGTCCGCCTAAGTGACCGGGTCCCTCCAGGGCCTTTTTTCGGCTGGGCGGGGGCGCTGAGCCGCGATCACGCGTTTTGTCGATTTTCCGCAACGCCACCTTTGGATTTCGGCGCGTACCCCGTCAAAAGGGCTGGACCCGGAAACCCGGATAATCTGCTCATTCTCTATTTGGACAAAAAATATTTTTCTCTCCTTTTCCGAATCACTATTTTTTCTGGGACTATCCGGGACAGACTTTTCAGGGAAAATAAAAAGTATAGAGAAATCAACGTTTTGCGGAGTTGAGGAGGGGGAGGCACTTTGGCTGATTCAACGCAGGTAATTCCGCTGTCCCGGAAAAATGTGGAATTATCCGGGACAGCTCAGAAAAACCATCAAAATGTCACACGTTTCATGTGTCTATAAACACGATTCGTGTGTCATTTATGTACGGGGCATGGGTCAGTTTTCGACGACTTTTATGCTGCGTCATACACAGAGTCGTAAACGGCACGATAAACCGATCTTCGGCCCAGCATTTAGCGAGCAAAAATAAACCCGCCATGTAGGCGGGTTTCAGGTTGAAAGGGGGGAGGCTACAAGTCGTCGTCCTCATCATCGTCTTGCTCGCCTTCCATGTACTTGCGGATCTTCTCGGTGTCCGGGATCAAATCACCCTCGGCGTTTCTCCAGGTGAACTTCTCGGGGTTTCGCGAGTAGAAGCGATACCGCTCCTGCCCGATCCGGACGCGCCCGATTGGAATGAACCCGTGGTTCTCCAGGATGTAGTTGAGGGTCTTTGGTGCCGGCAGCTCGAAATCGTAGTCGTCGTTCATCGTTAGGCTTTCGAGCCGGGTGATGTTCAATAGGTCATCCGAGATGTCAGGGAATTCCTTCGACTCGATTATTTCGCGGATGCCTCGTAGTTCCTTCGGCTGGGACACCCGCACCATGTAGCGGAATGCCGGGGTAATGGGCGCATTGCCATCCGGGTGGAAATCGGGACTCTGCTCTAGCTGCAGCATCCACTGCCGAAGTGCCGGTGCTGACTCGTCCAACGCGGCGTACAGATCGTTGTAGTAGTCCGGGTTCTCCTCCATGAACTCCGCGAGCTTTTCGCGCTGCTGCCATTGGGAGAACAGGACGCAGTAGCGCCGTTCGTTGTCTTGCAGTGGCAGGGCCTTGCGGTAGTTACTGAAGAGTAGATAGGAGGTCGTGTTCTCGACGTTGTAAGGGTCGCGGCCCTTCGCATGGATCTCGATCACCCGGTTCGTCACCAGCGGCTTGAACCTGTTCAGCACGTCGTAGCGGTTGTGGCCGACCATGTGGACTTCTTCGAAAGCGAGCACGCATTGACCCTGGGCCCAGGCGGTGAAGCTGGACTCCAGGATGTGGGCGTTGGCCATCGTCACGTTGCCGATCCCCATGACGGCGCGGAGCAGGAAGGCGAAGAACGATTTACCGTCACCTGGGACGCCTTGCAGCAGGATCGCCCAGTTGACCCTTTTACCTGGGTTCTGCACGACGTACGACAGCCAGTCGAGCAGGATGCGCTGCTCCTTCGGGTCCTCCAACATGTGGGCAATGTGGGCTCGCACCCGCTTTATGTTGATCTTGTCGATGGGCCGGATGTTCTTCGGCTTCGGCGGGATGTGGTGCTCAGGGTAGGTGTTGGCCCATTGAGTGCCGTTGTAAATGAAGACCCCGTCTCGACCAGGTGCGTACATGCGCCCGTGCACAGTCGGGATTTTGTAGACGTTCAGCGCGAGGTGGCAGGCGGTACTGACTGGCGCCGACTTCCCATCCAGCACGTCCTTTTTGGTCATTGCGTGCCGGTCGTTGATCGCGTTGAAGCCTTGGGCTGAGACCGCATGCTTGTGTACGGTGTGGTAGAACCGGTCCTCGCTGGCGTCATAAACCCAGTCGCGGCACCACCGCGGTAGCTCCTTGGTATTGATCTCGTAGGCCAGAGATTTCTTCACTTCCGCCAGTGGGACCTTATTGCCCGTCAAAGCCACCAGTCGGTCTCTTGCGATCTCGGCGAGGCTAGCTCGGGAGAGGTGGTCGATCTCGGCCCGCCGGGTGATCTTCGCTGCCTCGTTCCATTCAGCTCGGTCTTTCGCCATCGCGAACTGGTTGCGGAGTTCGACGGCGGTTTCAATCGCCTTCGTCTCCGCAGCCTCCTTCGCGAGTTGCAGGATCAGTCGGGCAGTAACTGGGGCGCGACCCTTGTCGCTGATATCGAAGGTGTCCCACTTCCGGTTCAGCGCATCGGCGTCGTAGTTGTCTGCGGACTCCGACCACTCGTGCCACATCTCTCGGCCGATGTCCTCTCCATCGTACTGGTGGTAGAGCGCCATCCCGATCTGGAGCCAGGTGTCGTAGTCTTCTGCACCTGGAACGAGCATTAGGCGCTGCTGCAACTCGGCCTGCGACAGATTCACAGGTTGGGCGTCGGCCGCAAACGGATCGTCCTTGTCTATCGCTGCAGAGCCAGGCTGCCTGTTGATGCGAGAGCCGCGGACCAGCGTCCAGCCCCGTTTTTCTGCTTCTGATTCGAATAAACGAACAAGCCCCCCAAGCTTTTCCGGCTCAATCAGCGGGAGGTCGTCAGCTGACGTGTTGAGCGGGCTCTCCTCACTGGTCCAGCGGTACGGCCGGTGCGTTTCGGGGTGCTTGTGGAAGGCTACGAATTGCTGGCCATCGCCGAGAATCTCGATTCGGCAGCGCTCTTGCCACTCGTTGAGGTAAGTCTTCGAGGTGATTTTTCGGAAGGGCTCGTCTGTGCGGTAGAGCAAAAGGCGCTTGGGCGGCAACCCAATACGGACGGGGGCTCGTCCTAAATTCTCATGGCACCATTCTTCAAGCAGATCCGCCAACTCGTCATCGAGCACGTCGATGTCGACGGCTGGGGTATGCGCGGCGAGGATCCCCACGCCGTGGTTCTCCAGACCTGACTCCATCCAACGCGCCAACTGAGCTTGGCTCGCACGGGTTTTCTGCCAGTCGTCGAACCCCGGTGCCTTTTTGCCAGGGGCAATAGGGACGATGTTGTACCCGTGGTCGATCAGTGTCTTGCCGTGCTGCGCCAGGTAGCCGCCCTTTATCACCTGGGTGCGGTCTTTCGTGGCTCGGTCCATGCCCACCTCTACGCTTCAGCGGACTGAGGGGTTTCTGTCCATGCACTGCCGACCAAGGCCTTGAGCGCCAAATCGACTTTCAGGCTGAGGCGCCCCCTGGACATAGCGACGTGCAGGTGATTCGGGTGGCATCCGACGGCTTTACTCAGCACAGGCAACGAGCCGCTGGCGTTGTGGAAGAGGGCTGCTCTACGCAGGCGATAGATCAGGAGCATTCTGCGTCGCTCTTCGTCGCTGAGCGTGGGATCTGTCACCCAGGAAGGGAGATTCATGGTTACAACCTCTGGTAGAGTGGACAATCTCAAGTTGATAGCCTACAGTCGGCCCTGTTAGAGATCAATCGATAATGAGTGTTGACCAAAACAACTGTTTGTTGTTTTATCAATAGGCGATTGAGCATAACCCGCCAACACCTTTCGGCGGAAATTCAACCCCCTGGAGACATGCAATGAGTAGCGAAATGACCCTCAACCAATTCGGCGCTGAGCTGATTCGTCACCTGGCGCGCCTGGCCAACGCCGTGGAAGGCATCGAGTCGAAAGTCGGGTCCGCCGGCGGCAGCTCGGCCGGCAGCACCAGTGGCTCTAGCGCTACCGCTGGCAGCAAGGGCTCCTCCGGCCGCAGCACCAAGCAGAAGGAAGAACCGTCCAAGCCGAAGCACGACAGAGCCGAGGTCGACAAGGCCCTGATCGCGCTGAAGGACGCTCATGGCAAGGACGAGGCCGTCGCGGTCTACAAGGGCTTCGGTTACGCGAAGATGGCCGAGATCGCCGAGAAAGATTTCGACGCTGTCTACGAAAAAGCGGTTGCTCGCCTGGAAGAGCTGAATAGCGCCGGCGGCGAAGGCGAAGATCTGTAGCCATGGCTGACCACGGCTTCGATCTCGCTGCCGTGCAGCGGAAGCTGGGAGGGCATAGCGTATTTGCCCCCTCGGCTTCCGCCATGTGGTTGCTGTGCTCAGGCTCGCTTATCCCAAATCTTCTTGCCGAAGATGAGGCGGGGGAGGACGCAGCCTACGGCACAGTGGCTCATGGGGTCGCCGAGAGGTGGCTGAAGACCGGCATCAAGCCGGTAGACCTTGTCGGGACCGTTGAACTGGTTGCCGAACACACCCAGACATTCGAGATCGAGATCGACCATTCGATGCTCGATTACGTGCAGCAGTACGTCGATTGGTGCACGGCGCTGCCGGGGGATCACTTTGTCGAGCAGCGCGTCGACTTCTCTCGCTTGACGCCGATCCCTGATCAAGGTGGGACCGCCGACCACATCGCCTGTCTCCCCGGCATCCTGGTCATTACCGACCTCAAAATGGGGAAGGGCGTCCAAGTTTTTGCCAAACGGAATACTCAGGCGCTTCTGTATGCGCTCGGCTCGTTCTACCGCTGGGACTGGGAGTACGGGTTCCAGCGCGTGATTATCCGAATCGCGCAACCCCGTCTCGATCACTTCGACGAGTGGGAAGTAAGCCGCGATGAGCTGTTGGAGTTTGCCGAATACGCTAAAGAGCGAGCCCACGCCGCGTGGGCGCCGAATGCGCCGCGGACTCCCGGCGAGAAGCAGTGCCAGTGGTGTCGAGTGAAAGCTTCGTGCACAGCCTTCGCCGCTCACATGGAGTCGCTATTGGCAGGCGTGTTTGACGACCTGGACGACGCGTGCAGCGAAGAGCAGGTGTACCAGTTCATCGAGCGTTTGGAAGACGAGTTCGATGAATTCACGTTGGCTCCTGCGCCTCTGCAAACCCTGTCGACAAGCCAGAAAGCCAAGATCTACCGCTGGAGAAAGGCGGTGGAGAACTGGTTCAAAAGCCTCGAAGACGACCTTGAAAAGACCCTCCAGGCCGGGAATCCGGTCCCTGGTTACAAGGTCGTGGAGGGGCGGTCCAACCGATTCTTTAGAGATCCGTCCTCGGTCCCCGAGACGCTGGAGATGTTAACTGGCGTCCCTGCGGAAAAGTTCATTGCGACCTCGGTGCGGACCCCCGCACAGGTCGAAGAGATCCTGAAAAAAGAGGGCGGCTATCGGGCTGCCCAACTCCCCGAATTACTGGAGCGCGAGGTTCTCGGTGTAACGAAGCCTCGCGGTAAGCCGGTAATGGCCCCAGCGCACGACAAGCGCGCTGAGCTAACCCTGACGGTCGATGACGTTTTCGATGATCTCGAAGGCGAAGACGACCTTTGACCCGTAAATCGAGTAAATCTGAAATAGGTGAATCGCATGGCTCGTGAAATCGTCAAAAAGGTAAAGAATGCCGTTCTGTACTCCGATGGTTGCATCCGTATCGATAACGTTCGGGCGTCGTATCCGCACTTGGATAAAGCTTGGGCGAAAAACGAGAGTGACCGGCCGAAGTTCAGCATCACCGGCCTGGCACCCAAGGAAACGCACGAAGAAGCCAAGAAGCTTCTGGTGGAAGAGATCAATAAGCTGCTGACCTCCAGCAAGATCGGCAAGCTGGCTTCCGAACACAAATTCGTTCGGAACGGCGACGACTCTGGCAAAGAAGAAGCGGAAGGCCACTGGATTATCAAGGCTTCAGAGAACCCGGATCGCCGCCCCTCCTGCAGGACGCCTCGCGGGACTGTGATGACTCCCGATGAAATCGCCGAGAAGATCTACCCCGGCTGCTGGGTGAATATCCTTGTGCGCCCCTGGGCCCAGAACAACCAACACGGCAAGAAAATCAACGCCAATCTGATCGCGGTCCAGTTCGTTCGCGACGGTGAACGGTTCGGCGAAGGTTCTATCGATGACGAGGATGTCTGGGACGAACTCGACGACGCTGAGGGTGATGGGTACGACTTCGGGGACGAAGGTGGCGACGACGATCTCTGAGCGTTAGCGCCAGTCCACCAGGCCGGCGCTCGCCGGCCTTTTCATCGGAGAATCGTATGAACAGACGTCCTCGTGCGGTCCTCGATATCGAGTGCTACCGCAACTATTTTCTCATCATGCTCCGCTGCATCGAGACTCGGAGAACCAAGGCTTTCGAACTCTACGATGATGTCGTCTGCCTGGATCGTAAGGCCATCATTTCGTTGTTGCGGAAATACACGGTTGTTACGTTCAATGGCCGCTCCTATGACATGCCGATGCTCTTCCTGGCCCTTCGGGGGGCCACTACGGAAGAGCTGAAGGACGCCAGCGATGCGATCATTCAGGGTAATCTCAAACCTTGGGAGTTCGAAGAACGGTATGGCGTGAAGATCCCGACCTTCGTCGATCACATCGACCTGATCGAAGTCGCCCCAGGTGTCGCAAGCTTGAAAATCTACGGCGGTCGACTTCATAGCCGACGCATGCAAGACCTACCTATCGAGCCCGATGCTTTGATTACCGCGGGGCAGAGAAAGACCCTGGTCAACTACTGCGGGAACGACCTGGATACGACCATCGACCTCCACCAAAGCCTGATCAAGCAGCTCGACTTGAGGGAGTCGATGAGCGGTGAGTACGGGATCGATCTACGCTCGAAATCGGACGCCCAGATCGCCGAAGCGGTGATTCGAAACTCAATACAGCGGCTTACTGGCGAAAAGGTCTATGCCCCTGATTTTCGCCCAGGCACCAAATTCAAATATCGCACCCCTGATTTCCTGTCGTTCCAGACTGAGACCATGCGCAGCACCCTCCGTATGGTGGAGTCGGCTACGTTCGTGGTCACTGGCAAGGGTGGTGTCGAAATGCCCAAGTCCCTTGACGAGGCGGCCATTCGAATAGGGGCCGGGGTGTATCGGATGGGGATCGGTGGCCTCCATTCTTCAGAGTCGAAGGTGGCTCATGTTTCCGACGCAAACAGTGTACTAATCGACCGCGACGTCACCAGCTACTACCCGGCGATAATTCTCGGTTCACAGCTCACCCCGAAACATCTTGGTGCCCCGTTTCTGAAGGTATACCGCACGATCGTTAAGCGTCGCTTGGCTGCTAAGCGTGCTGGCGATACCGTCACGGCCAACTCGCTGAAGATCACCATCAATGGTTCCTTCGGTAAGTTCGGGAGTCGCTATTCCGCGCTGTGTTCTCACGACTTGATGATTCAAACGACGATAACTGGTCAACTGTCTTTGCTCATGCTCATCGAGAGCTTGGAGCTTTCGGGGATACCTGTCGTTTCAGCAAACACCGACGGCGTGGTTATCAAGTGCCCGCGAGAGAAGCTCGACTTGCTACGTCTCGTTGTCGGCCGTTGGGAGATGGCGACCGGTTTCGATACCGAGGAGACACGTTACATGGCGTTGTACTCCCGTGACGTGAATAACTACATAGCCTTGAAACAGAAGTGGGATGTTGAGCGAAAGTGTTGGGTCGAAGAGGTCGATGGAGTGAAGTTGAAGGGCGCCTATGCGCCACCTGGTCTGCAGAAGAATCCAACGGCACAAATCTCAGTTGACGCTGCTGTCGAGTACCTTCGTCGCGGCACCTCTCTGCAGGAGACCGTAACCGCCTGTGAGGATATTCGGAAGTTCGTCACGGTGCGGCAAGTCAATGGCGGTGCAATCCAAGGTTACTCAAAGTTCAACAACAAGGCATTGGTACCGGAGAAGCGCGCAGTAGTCGAGGAGGCAGGCTGGACGCAGATCAACAGGAAGTCGTGGCGATCCCCCGATGAATTTGACGCCAGGGGATCGTACTCGCTCGACGAAGCATACACCCAGGCAACCGAGATACGGGATGCCGTCTACCTGGGTAAGGCTGTGCGCTGGTACTACGCATTGGGTGAGACTCGCGACATTCGTTACAGGAAACAGAATGTCAGCGGAAATCACAACAAGGTGCCTCGTACTGAGGGGGCTCGCCCGTTGATGGAGCTTCCTGAAGAGTTCCCGGATGACGTTGACTACGGTTGGTATGTGCGGGAAGCGGTGAGCATCCTCAAAGACGTTGGTGTTGATTACATAGAGGGCGAAGACTTATGACCCGCGAAGTCGAAATCGAGCGACCAGCTAAAGAGTACGCGAAAAAGCGCGGGTGGTTTGTTGTGAAGCTCATGCGGTGCGACATCGACTCCATGCCGGATGATCTTTTTCACCGCCGTGGCATGACGATGTACATCGAGTTCAAGCGGCCAGGGGAGCCGCCCTCCAAGAAGCAGCGTATTCGACATCGAGAGCTGCGGGCCCATGGAATCCCGGTTCACGTTTGCGACAATTTGGACACAGCGTATGACCTCTTGGCATGAGTGGATACAAGCTGCTTTCGCCAACTGCGAACGGGGCCGGGACTCCCTGCACGACTACCAAGAGCACGCCGTCGAGTTCCTCAAGCTCAACCCCTTCAGCGCTTTGTTCATCGACCTGGGTCTCGGGAAGACGGTTATTTCGCTCACAACTGTGTTGGACCTTGTCTGCGCGCTTGAAACGGATTGCACCCTGGTCATTGGACCCTTGAGGGTCGTGAACGAGACTTGGCCCACTGAGATTGGGCTGTGGCGCCATACCTCCGCCTTGTCGATGCACCGTATTCGAGAAGAAACCTTGGTGGAGCAAGTCAGGGCGGCTGGCGCGAAGGCCAGGGCGCTCATCAAGGAGCAAGGATCTTCTTCGGAAGAAGTCAGGGCATTCCTCATTCGTCACCGCACCCTTGAACTGCGTCGAAGAGCGAAGAACTTAGGCTACAGCAGAGGCGACATCAGAAAGTACGCCCTGGCGCGGATCGGGGAGGCAATGCTCAAGCCGGTGTCTGAGCAAGAGAAGAAGCTTTTCGTCGTAGCAGCCCGCCAGAAAGCGGCAGCAGAAGCGGTACGGGAGCAGAAGCGCCTTAACCCGGCGAGCATCTACATCATCAACCGTGAACAGGTGGAGTTCCTGGTCAATGCTTGGGGCAAAGACTGGCCTTACGACACCGTAGTAGTGGACGAGTCGAGCAGCTTGAAGGATCACCGGACTAACCGCTGGAAGGCCCTACGTAAGGTTCGGCCGTTCATCAAGCGCATGCACCAACTGACGGCGACACCTGCCGCAGAGAGCTATCTACACCTATTCGGGCAAATTGGTTTGCTTGATCTCGGTGAGCGCCTCGGCAGAACTTACACCGAGTTCACCGAAAAGTACTTTAAACACAACAAGTACGACTACAGCTATAAGCTGCTCCCCGGCGCGGCCGAGGAGATCGCCAGGGCGATTTCCGATATCTGCTTAACCATGAAGGCTGAGGACTACCTAGCGCTCGAAAAGCCAGTATTCGAAGTTCGCAGGATCGATCTGCCGGAAAATGCAGCTGCTATCTATCGTTCAATGGAGCAGGAATCCATCGTGGAGCTGGAAGAGCGGGAGATCACGGCAGACACCGCCGCGGCTCTGTCCAGCAAGCTCCTGCAGATCGCATCGGGTGTACTGTACGAAACCTTCTTACTCGAAGACGCCGATACCCACGACTTCAACAAGGTCAAGCGTGTTCACCAGGTGCATGACAAGAAGGTCGAAGATCTGAAAGACCTGGTTGCAGAACTCGGCGAAGAGAGCGTCCTCGTGTCATACCACTTCAAGGCGTCACTTGACCGTCTGCGGAAAGCCTTCCCCCACGCCGTGGTCATGGATAAGGAAGGGGCGTGCGTGAAGAGGTGGAATGACGGCAAGATCAAAATGCTGTTGGTCCACCCGCAAAGCGCTGGGCATGGGCTTAACCTCCAGAGGGGAGGGCGGCACATAGCTTTCTTCGACATCCCGTGGTCGCTCGAACTCTACCTTCAGTTGATCGGACGACTGGCGAGGCAGGGGCAGAAGTATGTCGTCTACGTGCACCATCTTGTAGCGAAAGGGACGCTAGACGAGGTGGTTATGCAGTGTTTGCTGGAAAAGCGCAACGGCCAGGAGGAGTTGTTCAAAATGCTCAAAGCCCTTCGGCGTCGGTCCAGAATCCACAAAAAGTTGTAAATTCCCCTTGTTATTGATCCCGCATGCCTTAGAATGCCAGAAAACCACCAACGAGGAGGTCGGTGTGGATACTACTTTCAGGGCACGTCTTGATCAGGCGTGCGACGACTCGCCGAGCGTCCCCGAGAAAGGTAAGGGGCGGCAGGTCGTGATCGCGAACGCGATCAATGTGACGCAGGAGGCCGTTCGCAAATGGTTTGCGGGCGAGTCGACGCCGCGGCCGAGCAAGATGCGTGAGCTGGCCAAGTTCCTTGAAGTCGATGAAGGCTGGCTGGCACTGGGGATCAAGCCGGAACTTGACCGCAAAGAGAAGCGTCGCGCCGCGATGAACCGTGATGGCGCAGTCTACTTAGTGGCAGGCCTCATCCTTCTTGAGGGCGGAAGTTGCGCGTTCCCTGCGGAGAATGATAAACGCGGGTCCTGGGTCGACCTGTACTCGATCATCCGCGGGCAGCAGGTCGCGCTTCACATCAGCTTGGCGCGGGCAGTATCAGACAACTTATTTGAAGTTATCGTCCCTCGCCAGTATGACGATGTCACCTGCATAGCCGTTATCCCGATTGGCGTGGGTGAGTTCAAGTTCATTCAACTACCGGCAGAACAGATAGAGCAGCTTAAAACCAAGAAGGCGGGTGACTTCGCACTCACCATCGAGCGGGCCGGCACGAAGTTCCTTTCCAATGGCCATCCGTGGCCGCGATTCAAGACATTCGGAGAGATCCATGGCTAACACACTCGAAACCTCTGACCTGGAAACCCCTTGGGTGCTGCTGAAAGACGTTTGCCACTGCTACGGGGTGAACTTCGAAAGCGCGAAGAATAAAGTCGCTTTGGGGACCTTCGAAGTCCCCACTTACAAAGTAGGCCGGCAAATCGTTATCGCAAAAGAAGTTCATCGGGAGCACTTCCGCCGCAAAGCGGAGGAAGGTTTGCGGGCCTTAAAATCAACTTAGTGTTGTAACTGTAATCGAAAGTTGATTTTATCTGTTGGGATATCAGTCTGCTGCGAGGGTTTTAGAATGAGCATCGAAGAATACTTGAAGAGCTGCCTAGAGGACGGGCTGGACACGCATCGGTTGAGGGTCTCTCTCACCGTTGACGGCAAGGTCCAGTTCTATATCCATCCGGAGGGCGAAGAAGAGGAGGCCGTAGATTTCGAGGTCGACGGCAGCACGTTGATCCATGTGACGGATTAGCTCATGGGGCGAAAGCAAAAACCCGCTTACTCGGCGGGTTTTTTGTTTTCGAGAGGTGCCCTCGACACGGGCCCCGCGTGCAGGCTTTCAGCTTTGAGGTTGGTGTACCGTCGCAACTGGTTCCAGTCTTTGTGGCCGGACACTAGAGCGACCTCCTGAATCGCGTAGCCCTGCTCAAATAACAAGCTGATCCCGTGGTGTTCTACTAGCATCAAGGTGTTGCTGACAAATATCCTTAAGAATCAGCACACTACCATCATGGTGTTGCTAGAAGGGAAAGGCCTATGCGGGTGTTCTACACGGATGAGAGTTTCGAGCTGAATGGCGTGCCCTTGCCAGGGATTCCGTTCCTGGCCAATGCCGGTGCAGAGCTGATCGAGTCGGCCAATCGTTACCTTTTCCACATCGCGGTCGTGCGAGGGCGCACTCGCTCTCCCGCCACCTGGCGAACCTACGCAGACCACCTCTACGAGTTTTTCTCCTTCCTCGAAGAGAACGCTTTGTTCTGGACTCGGGTGAACCAGGAGCACATTGCGGTCTGGCGCAACTCGATGCTGGATCGTGGCCTGTCCCGCTCCACGATCAACAAGCGCCTTTCGACCACCAGTGCGTTTTACACTTGGTGCGCTCGCCAGGGCTTGGCCGAACAGCTGCCATTCGAAACTCAGGATGTGCTTGTGTCAAAACCCAAGGGGTTCTTGGCCCACGTCGATGCTTCAGGGAATCGCCTGCAGGCCAATGAGTTGACCTTGCGTACTCAGCAGCAACTCCCCAAGTTTCTGAGCATCCCGGAGGCCGTCCAGTTTATCGGGGCGCTGTCGCCTCGCAGGACGCAACTGGTGGCCTACCTGATGTTGCTATGTGGTCTGCGTCGTGAGGAGGCCTGCGCGCTCGATGTTCGGGTTCTGCCGACGCCGGCCGGACATTCCCCAAGTAAGGCCATCAAGATGACGCTCGATCCGAGTCTTACGCCGACTAAGGGCTCCAAGGAGCGCTGGGTGATGGTGCCATACGACTTGGCGGGCCATCTGTTCGACTACATGATGCGGGATCGACCGAAACTAGCCGGCATGTACCACAAGCGCCATGGCGCGGAGACAACCAGGCTCTTCCTGACCCGTGATGGCGCTGAGTTGTCGCTGGATGGCTTGGATGTGACCTTTCAACGAGCCTCGGCCAAGTCTGGGGTGAAGTGCACGCCTCATCGTCTCCGACACACCTTCGGCACCTACGAATTTTTGCGCATGTCCGAGCGGCGCGGCACGGATGGCGCGTTGCACTGGGTACGGGATCGTCTGGGCCATTCGAGCATCACCACCACCGAGGTTTACGTGCATGCGGCGGACCTGCTGAAACATGATGAGGTGGACGGTTACGTTGAAGAGGTCCTGCAGCGCGTAGGGAGTCGTTCATGATTGGCAGGAAGCGGGTCGTTCGGAAAGTCGAGTCCATCACACTGGATGGCACTGTTGTCGATTTGCCGCCGTCATGGTGCTTCACCATCAGCTGTCAGCACCATGGTGAAATCCGCTTCGATTTCGATCCATGGTGCCGGCGTGATCGCGATGACCTGGTGATGCATGTACGGGATGCCGTGTGGTCGCTGCGGCATGAGCTGGTGGGAATCACCCTGCAGGGGATATTTCAGCAACTCGCCACTTACTTCTTGCCATTCTTGGATGACCTTGAGAAGAGTGGCTGCGTTGTCAGCCGCTTGAGCCAGATTGACGAGAAGGTGGTCAGAGATTTCCTGGCGTGGCTCGAGCGACGCATCGCCGGCGGGGGGCGGCGGACCGGTCAACCGCTGTCACTCTCGGCGAAGAAAAACGCCTATTCTGCGCTGAAGACAGTGCTGACCAACCGAATGAAAAAGACGCCGGAGTCGGTCAGCACTCAGTTGAGGTTCCCCAAGTCGCCGTTCCCCAATATCAATCGGTTGGTGCCGAAGCGCGCGTCCTACAGCAAGGGCGAGCAGAACAGGATCATTGCGGCGTGCAACCAAGACTTGAAGCGGATTCACAATGAAAGGGGCGAAGACTCATTGTCTCCGGCCCAGGTTTTGGCGGTGCACCTGATCGTTTTGGCATTGGCCACCGGCCGGAACTTTCAAGGCCTGCTTGAGCTGCGACGAGATAGCCTAAAACCCCATCCGCTCAAGGATCGGGAAGTTCTCATCACTGAAAAACGCCGCGGCGGTTCCACGCAGGCCGCATCATACCGGGCGCAGGCTGCCGACCAGGGGGCTGAGCAAGAGCAGATACTCACGATTCCCACCACCGTGGGCAACCACTTCCGGTGGCTGGCTGAATTCACCCGCTCACTGAGCGACGAAGCGCGCGCCGAGGATCGCGACGTCGTATTCCTGTGGCAGGTGCCCCATACCGGGCGCCACCCAAGATCCACCCGTCAGGGGCGGGTTAACCGCTTCACCCAAGTGGATGCCCGAAACGCCATCGCGGATTTCGTGGCACGACATGAACTGGTGGATGACCGTGGGGAGCGCCTTCTCTTCAGCGTCGCTCGTTGTCGCCCGACCTTCGGCACCAACCTGTATGCCCGAACACGAGATATTCGCAAAGTCCAACTCGCACTGGGCCATGCATCCGCCGAGACCACCGCACGCCACTATGTGTCGTTACCGGCAGTTGCTGAGCGGGATCATGTCTTTGTGGGTCAAGCGATGGTGGGCTGGATCACTTCCGCGGATGAGACAAAAGCCACGGCACTGGCCGCCGATGGCAGGATTCCGCTGCAGAACGTGCACGAACTCCTGAGCGGCGGATACAACACCGTCGTTGCTCGCTGCAAGAATCCCTTTCGCGAGGGAGGAGAGGTTTGCGGCAAGTACATGGTCTGCTTCAGATGCCCGCAGATGGTGGTTTTCGAGGACGATCTCTGGAAGATGTTCAGCTTCTACAACAAGCTGCTTGCCGAAAGAAACAAGATCGCCCCGCATCACTGGGTCAAGACATACGGCTGGGTCATCAAGACCATCGACAACGACATAGCAACGCAATTTCCGGCTGACCTGGTCGAGGCAGCAAAGAGCAAGGCCAGGCTGACACCTCATCCCGCCTGGGCGGTCTCTGGAGCCGCATTATGATCCCGCTGCCGCTTGACGTTACTCGCCTGGCAGATCTGACTTTCCTGCAAAAAGCACGTTTGCCTGTCTCGGCCGCCGTCGATACGGCAGGCTCGCCGGTGGTAATCAGCCGGTACGAAGATGACGTCTGGAATTTCTGGCCGTACATCTCAAGGGAGAATGCCAAGGACGGTGAAAAGCGGATCATCTGGGGTATCGCGCTGCCGGACGGTTCAAGGCTGACCGACGAGGCGCATCGCAGCTTGTTGGCCTCGGCCAAGGATTTCATTTGGTCGCTTCATGTCGATCCCATCGAGGGCGGGAAGCGCCTGGGGCTGAAGACACTGATCTCCCTGATGGGCAACCTAGCGTTTCTGCTGCGTTGGATGGTCAGTCAAGGCATCACCAGGTTTGCCCAGTTGGATGGCAGAACCCTGGAGTACGTAGTGGCAGCCAAGGATGGAAAGTCCGCCAAAAGTACCGTGATGAAGAGGTTGCTCCTGGTCGAGAAGTTGTATGCGCAGGTGGGGAAGATCGATGACTACCTGCCATCTCATCCCTGGCCATTTGAAAGTGCTGCCCTGCTGGCCGGCATGGACCAACGCATGGCCCACCGAGTGCCGAAAACGCCGGTGATTCCCGAGTCGGTGTTCGTACCGCTTGCTCAGAAAGCCATTGAGTACGTTGAGCAGCGTGCGCCGGCGATCTTGGTCGTTCAGGCCGAGGCGGAGCAGGCCATGGCGGCAGCCGAGGCGCGTGGCGTGAAAGGGCATGCCTATCGACAGGTCTTTGGTACGGAAGTGGCCAGGGCACACGGCTATGCAGGGCTCAGAGAACTGCATGCCGAAATGGCGCTACTCAGGACGGCCAGCTACATCTGCATCAACATGTTCTCCGGCCTGCGCAACTCCGAAATGATGTCCTTGGAGTCCGGGTGCATCTCAAGGGAGCCCGGAATCGATGGCAGCTACGAGTGCATCTGGTTGCATGGCACGATCTACAAGACCGGCGAGCGACCACACAAATGGCTAGTGCCGCCGATCGTGGTGCAAGCGGTCGATCTCGCCGAGCGCATGATCGAGCCTTTCCAATCGATGCTCCGGGACGAAGAGCGGAAGCTTCGCAAGCTGGAAACCATCGAGTCGAAGCATGCAAAGCGCTTGGCGGAAATATCCAGGAGCAAGAACAAGCTGTTCTTGGCGACGCACTATAGCCAGCAGGGACCGGTGGCCGTGATGCCGGGCGGCGCCGCCGTCAACAGGTGGCTGAAGGACTTCTGCCGGCATTTCCAGATCCGAGCCGACAACGGCGAAGTGTGGGACCTGGCTTCCCACCAGTTCCGGCGCACGTTCGCCTACAACTATGCTCGTTCGGAGCTGGGGGATCTGCTGTACCTAAAAGAGCACTATGGGCACTGGAGCCTCGACATGACCATGTTGTATGCCGACGGCGGGGCCGACGAGTACCAGATCGATAACGGTCTGCTGGACGACGTGGTGCGCGCTAAACAGGAACGCCAAGCGGAGATACTGGCCGGTTACCTCGACTCCGATACCCCCTTGGCCAAAGGTGAGGATTGGCTGGGCACGTGGCGCCCCATGGTTCGCACCGCCAAGAACAAGGACGAGTTGATTCAGGAGTTGAGCAGCACGATCACCCTCAACGGTACCGGGCATAGTTGGTGCGCCGGTAATGCCAAAGGGGGCAGCTGCGGTGGGCTGTGTCTGTTCGAGGCCGATATGTGCGTCGACTGCAATATGGCGCTGATCGGCCCTGAACACCTTCCTGTTTGGAAAGAAATTGCTGAGCAGCAACTAGTGGTGCTGCAACTACCCGATATGGGCGTACCGGCCAAGAGCCGGGCCAACCGCATTCTGGAGAAAGCGAATCAGGTGATCAGCAAACTCGATGGCAGTAGGTCGGAAGCATGAGCGGCGTGGACGCAGCAGGTAATCCCGAGGCGCTACGGGCGCACAAGGAAGCGTCGCAGCGGCAGACCCGCCAAGAGCTAGAGTTGGCGCTCGCTCGCCTAAGAAATGGCAATCCGCGCCGCGTTAAGCGCGGCGCTGCGATCAGCGCAACGACAGTGGCGAGAGAAGCGGGTATCGATCGCTCCACGCTTTATCGTTTCCACGAGCCCATCCTGACGGCGATCCGCAAGTTCAACGAAACCATGCCGAAGCAGCAACTGGAGGCTAAGCAAGGGGAGCTGGGGGAAGCACAGGCCAAGGCCCGCGAGTATCGGGAGGCACTCGAGGCGGCGCGAGATGAAATTACTGCATGGGCTCGTCAGAACTATTTGCTGACTCACCGCGTACGGGAGCTTGAAGCCACTATCCAGCAGCGCGACAAGCTCATAGCGGACTTGCAGACTAGATTGGCCGTGACTGCGAAGTCGGTTCCGCTGAGGTCGGTCGCCGGGCCCCGCGATCACTCCGAGTGA